TAGGTTATTTTTCAAAAGCATTAGCAAACAACCAAACTAATCAAATAGTAATAGGACACGATGCAACAGGCTTAGGTTCAAACACAACTGTATTAGGTAATAGCTCAACAACAACTACTGCTATTTACGGAGATTTATTATTAGGTGGTACAACAGATAATGGAGTAGATAAATTACAAGTTACTGGTACTGCAAATATCACAGGTCAATTAAAACTAGGTTCTACAATAACTAATGGTGCTTATACTTATACATTACCAGGAGCTACAGGAACATTAGCTTTAGTTGGCGGCGCAGGTGTTGGTACAGTAACAAGTGTTGCTGCTTTAACATTAGGTACAACTGGAACTGACTTATCATCTACTGTTGCCAATGGTACTACAACTCCAGTTATAACTTTAAACGTTCCAACTGCAAGTGCAACAAATAGAGGGGTGTTAAGCGCTGCCGATTGGACAACTTTCAATAGCAAACAAAATGCTTTAACTAATCCAGTTACAGGAACAGGGGCGAGCGGACAAGTTGCTTATTGGAATGGTACAAGTTCAATAACTGGAGAATCAAACTTATTTTGGGATTCGACAAATGATAGATTAGGAATTGGAACTGCAAGTCCTGGAACTAATTTACACGTGCAAGGTTCAGGTTCTTATGCGGGTGTTAGGATTTCAAACACAGGAAGCACAGGTGGTGGATTTATGGCGTTATATCAAAATAATGTTCAAAGTGCATTTATTGGAGTTGCGGGTGCTTGGTATGGGAATACAGATAGTAATTTGGGTATTGCTGCTGATACAGGTAAAAATATTCAATTTTTCACTGATGGTACTGCTACTCCAAAAGCAATTATCACTTCAGGCGGCAATGTTGGAATTGGAACTTCAAGTCCTGTTAATCCATTAACAGTTCAATCAAACGGCTCGGCTCAAGGTATTGCAATTTTAAATAGAAGTTCAGATGACTTTTCTAATTTACTTTTTTATAACTATGCAGGTTCATCTGTATTAGGTGGTATTGGTAATTCAAGCGGTAGAATTAGAATTATGTCGGGTGGGGTTGGAGATTCTTTTGAAAGGTTAAGTATCACTTCAGGCGGCAACGTTGGAATTGGTACAACCAATCCAAGTGAAAAATTAACGTTAACAAATGGTAAGTTATTTTTAACAGAAGCAGACCCTACTATTGGTGGTAAAATATATGGTTACAACGATACTTCTACTGATTTATATGGTGGTGGTTTAAAGTTTCAATCAAGATATTATGATGGTGCTAATTATATTTATGTTGATAGATTAACCATAAAAGGAAACGGAAATATAGGAATTGGTACAACAAGTCCTTCAAATTTATTATCGGTTGGAGTTGCAAATAGCACTACAGGTAAAGGTATAACAATAGAAAATACTTCAGGAAGTGTTTATGGTAGATTTGGAGTTATAAACCCAACTGTAGACAATGACACTTACATCGGTTCAATGAGTAATAATAATTTCTTAATTTACTCTAATGCAACCGAACGTATGCGTATCACTTCAGGCGGCAACGTTGGAATTGGTACTGCAAGTCCGTATGTTAATACTGTTTTAACATTAAGAGAAAATTCAACTCTAACTAATGCTCTATCTATGTTAAACAGAAATGGCACAAAACAGTGGGATTTTTCAGTTGATATTAATTCTGTTGATGATGGAGGATTAGCTATTATAGATAGAAATAATTCTGTTGTTAGATTAGGCATCACTTCAGGCGGTAACGTAGGAATAGGAACAACAAGTCCGAGTGGTAAATTAGATGTATTACAGTCCAACGGTAATGGATTAACATCAGATTTTTCCGCAATACACGTAAGGCAATCTAACACTTCTGTTAGCGAAGATGTGGCTGCAAGAATGACATTTAATGCTGACGGCGGTACTACAGTATATGGTTTTATAGAACAAAGAAGAAACTCGTATGATTCATTAGCATTAGGTACAAGGAATAGTACCGGAGGGGCTGGTTATATTTCTCTTGTTACGCAGGGTACTGAAAAAGTGCGTGTATTTGGAAACGGAAACGTATTCATAGGTTCATCACCAACAGACGCAGGGTATAAGTTAGATGTTGCAGGTAACGGAAGATTTACAACAAGCGTTACCGTTAACTCTTCAACAACTCCATTTCTTTATTTTCATTCAACAAGAACATCAGGTCAAAGTGGATACATAAAAGATGATGGTAATATGGTGTTCCAAAAAACTGAAGCCGGGGGAGGGTTTAGATTTTTAAATTCATCATCAAGTGTTCTTTTGTCTATTGATAGTGGAGGAAGTTCTACTTTTAGTAACAATGTAACTATAACGCCCCCTAGTAATCAAGTTGGATTAATAGTTAATCATTCAGGCACAAACGGAGTTACTGGTTCTAAGTTTAACGCGGCGGGAAGCGGCAATACTTACGGAGCTGTCACAGCTACGTTTGACGCGTGTAATTATGGGACTGGTATAAAAATTGTGACCGGATTATATAGTACTAGTTTAGGAGCAATGCAATTCTTTAACTCTTCAACGGCTGTCGGAACTATAACCTGTACAACAACGTCTACAGCGTATAATACTTCTTCCGATTATAGGTTAAAAGAAAACGTTGTGCCAATACAGTATGCTATAGATAGATTAAATGCTTTAAATCCTTGTAGATTTAATTTCATTAATGAACCTACAAAAATAGTTGATGGATTCATTGCTCACGAAGTACAAGAGGTAATACCTGAAGCGGTAACAGGAGAAAAAGATGAATTGGATTATGATGGATCTCCTAAATATCAAGGAATAGATCAATCAAAATTAGTACCATTGCTAACAGCAGCATTACAAGAAGCAATAGAAAAGATAAATAATTTAGAACAAAGAATAAATAACCTAGAAAACAAACAATAATGAAAACAATCGAAGCAGTATCCATTTGGGATAACGGAACAGTACAACAAGCAACTCTTTTAAACGCTTATGCAGTAAATGTAGCATTGAATACATCTGCAACATTCTGGTATGGATTATTTGCCGAAACAGTAGAAGGTAATGTAAGTACGCAATTAGCTCAAGGTAACTTAACTATGACAGGAGAAGCTTATGCTGACTGGACAGTTGATAACTATGCTTGGGATTGGATTGCAGAACAATTGAATCTTGTAATCACAGGAGAATATGTTCCACCAGAATCAATTCCAGAGCCAATCGTAGAAGAAGTAGTTTCTGAGGAAGTAGTAGTTGAAGAAACCCCAGTAGTAGAGTAACTAGTATGACAAAGATCAGTCAATTACCAGACGACAGCGAAATTACAGTAGACGACAAGTTGGTCGGAACTGACGCTGAGAATAGTTTAGAAACTAAAAACTTCACGTTTGCTGATGTAATTAGTTTTCTACAACAGAACCTTTTAATATTAAACACTCCCTCACTAACAGGAGTGCCTGAGTATGCAGATAATGCAGCGGCAGTTACAGCTGGACTAGCAGTTGGTAGAGTATACAGAACGGCAGATGTTTTAAAAATTGTACATTAAAAAATAATTTTGTATATTTGCCAATAAATTTAAATCAAAATGAAAAAAGTGGACTTAAAAAAAATTGAAGAAAAAGAATTAATCAAGTTACAAAACTTTGAAGGATTCTTTGTAAAGGCTAACGAAGCATTAGGACAGTTGGTAACTGAATTTGAATTCAAGAAATCTGACGTACTTAGACAGATCAACGATCAGTATGTTAAGAGAGAAGAGTTTAAAAAGGAATTGTCTGAAGTTTATGGAGGGAATATCTCTATAGATATTAAAACAGGGGAAATCTCTGAAGTCGAGCAAGAAGCATAATGTTCGATATTAGAAAAATAACAATAGGAGCTGACTACAAGAGTAATGGTATGCATTACATTGTAGGTCAGCCTGTATTGAATAATTCTCACACCATACATCACATACGACTAGATGATATGACAGGAGGAATTAAGATCTGGATAGAGAAGGAAGACGAAGTATTTCTTTGGAAGGAGTTTAATTCTAATATGCCTATATCTATAGAGTATAACATAAACTTCTAATGAAATCCCCAAATATGTTTATCGTTAAACCATTAAATGGTAGACGATATGATAACATCAAAGAGATAGGAGGACTTGAATTAATTACCAGCGTATCTCAAGAGGACCATACGGTTTCAAATAGATATGCAGAGGTGATAGAGACGCCTATTAACTACTCAGGAGAGATAACTAAAGGAGACACGTTATTAGTACACCATAATGTATTTAAGCTGTATTACGACATGAAAGGAAGAGAAAAGAGTGGCGCAAGCTACTTTAAGGACGATCTTTTCTTTGTTGATCAGGAGCAGTTCTTTATGTACAAACATAACGATGTATGGAAGGCGCACTCTAAGTACTGCTTTATTAAACCTACAGAATCAAAAGAATCAATAATTAAAAAGAACTGTAAGGAAGAGCCTCTTATAGGAACTATTGCTTATATAAATAACGAACTACTATCTCTAGGACTTAATGTCGGAGATGAAATTGCATTTGAACCAGATAGTGAATATCCTTTTACTATAGAAGATCAAAAACTATACAGGATGTTTACTAATAACATCACAATTAAATGGAATTAAAAGACATAAAAGAGCGTATCATAGCGGCTGGTTACAAAGCAGTTGAAGAACTCATTAAAGTTGCTGAAGATACAATTATAAGAGGTGGAGACGATGACTTGTCATCTGACAAACTAAAAAATGCCGCGGCAACCAAACGTTTAGCTATAGAAGATGCTTTTAGTATTCTTAACAGAATAGAGCAAGAATCTGAAAAACTAAATGAGGATCCTAAGGAAGTAGCTAAGCCAGAACCTAAAATACAGGGATTTGCAGAAAAACGATCAAAATAATTTATACTCAGTTGTAAAGAACCATATTCCGCCAACTGTACTAGCCAACAAGAATAATAAAAAGTCTTGGCAGTACGGATACGACGAGAAGTATAACATGATTGTTATATCTAAGAACGGAACTATTGGTGAGGTTTATAATATAAACGGACTACTTATAGCTCTGCCTAAAAATCCAGACGTAGTATACTCTAGAGATAAGAAAAAAGAAAATCAGTACTGGCAACCATTCGAATATCCTAAGGAGTTAGATAAAATAAAGTCTATATTTCATTGGCATGATATGCCTAATGATTTCAAGTCTAAGTGGGTTGACTATATAGAGACTGAGTTCGACAGAAGAGAGAACGGGTTCTTCTTCATGAGTAATGGAGTGGAGACTTATATGACCGGATCTCACTACATGTACTGTCAGTGGACAAAGATTGACGTCGGTCTTCCTGACTTTCGTGAGGCTAATAGAATATTTTTTATTTATTGGGAGGCGTGTCGTGCAGACGACAGGTGCTTCGGTATGGTCTACCTAAAGATTAGACGTTCTGGATTCTCTTTTATGGCTTCGTCTGAAGGTGTAAACATAGGTACGCTTGCTAAGGATGCTAGGATTGGTATACAGTCTAAGACGGGTGGTGATGCTAAGACAATGTTTACTAATAAAGTCGTTCCTATATCTAGTAACTATCCATTCTTTTTTAAGCCTATTATGGACGGTATGGACAAGCCAAAAACAGAGCTTGCCTTTAGAGTACCTGCTTCGAAGATCACAAAGAAGAATATGTATGAAAATTCAGATACAGAATTAGAAGGTCTCGATACGTCTATTGACTGGAAGAACACGTCTGATAACAGTTATGATGGGGAAAAACTAATATTTCTTGTTGAGGACGAGTCTGGTAAATTAGAAGCTCCTAATAATATTCTTAACGGATGGCGAGTTAGAAAGACTTGTCTTCGTTTAGGTAGTAGAATTATCGGTAAGTGTATGATGGGGTCAACTCCTAACGCGCTTGCTAAGGGTGGATCTAATTTCAAGAAGCTATACGAGGACTCAAATATAAAAACACGTAATGAGAACGGACAGACAAAATCCGGAATGTATTCATTATATATTCCAATGGAGTGGAACTTCGAGGGTTATATTGACAGATACGGAATGCCAGTATTTAGAAAGCCAGAAACTCCGGTAACCGGTATAGATGGAAGACTAATAACAAATGGAGCTATAGACTACTGGGAGAATGAGGTTGCATCTTTAAAGAATGATGCAGACGCATTGAATGAGTTTTATAGACAGTTCTCCAGAACAGAGTCTCACGCGTTTAGAGATGAGAGCAAGGCGTCTTTGTTTAACTTAACAAAGATCTATCAACAGATAGACTATAACGACTCTCTAATCAGAGATCAGATACTAACTAGAGGATCGTTTCACTGGAAGAATGGAGAGAAGGATACTCAGGTTATTTGGACTCCAGATCCAAGGGGTAGATTCCTTGTTTCGTGGATTCCTAATTCAGCAATGCAGAACCAAGTAGTTTATAAAAATGGAAACAAGTACCCTGGTAATGAGCACATTGGCGCTTTTGGTTGTGACCCTTACGATATATCCGGAACTGTCGGAGGCGGAGGATCTAACGGATCTCTGCACGGACTTACTAAGTTTAATATGGATAATGCTCCTAGTAACCATTTCTTCCTTGAGTATATAGCTCGTCCTCAGACGGCAGAGATATTCTTCGAAGAGGTTCTTATGGCCTGCATATTTTATGGAATGCCAATTCTAGTAGAGAATAATAAACCTAGGCTTTTATATCACTTTAAGAATAGAGGGTACAGAGGATTTTCAATGAATAGGCCTGATAAGCACTTTACCAACCTATCAAAGACAGAGCGTGAGCTTGGAGGAATACCAAACTCATCTGAAGATGTTAAGCAGTCGCACGCGGCCGCTATTCAATCTTATATAGAAAAGTATGTCGGAATGGATACTGAAGGAACTTACAGAGACTCTGACGAGATGGGTGATATGTACTTCACTAGAACTATAGAGGAGTGGGCTAAATTTGATATAAATAACAGGACTAAATTTGACGCCGCAATCAGTTCAGGACTAGCTATTATGGCCAATCAGAAGAACATATACTTGGCGGCAAAGAAAGAGTCGAAAATAAGTGTTAATTTTGCAAAGTATAATAACTCAGGAACTAGAAGTGAACTTATTAGATAAATGAAAGACGTAAAAATAAATATACCTGCAACTGCTTTTCCAAACCAGTTTGCTTCAGACAGGGAAAAGGAAACCTTTGAGTATGGATTGCAGATATCACAAAGTATTCAGTACGAGTGGTTTAGAAAGGACGGGAATAACTCAAGATTCTATGATCAGTGGGGTAACTTCCATAAACTAAGATTATACGCAAGGGGTGAGCAGTCTATAGGTAAGTATAAGGACCAGATAGCCGTTGATGGTGACTTGTCTCATACTAACCTTGACTTTACTCCGGTACCTATTATACCTAAGTTCGTTGACATCGTTGTTAACGGAATGAACGATAGATTATTTAAGCCTAAGGCCTACGCTCAGGACGCCATGTCTATGGACAAGAGATCTAAGTATCAGGACATGATACAGGCTGATATGGTATCTAAGGACATGTTACTTCAAGTTAAGGAGCAGTTTGGTGTTAATGCATTTGATACTAATCCTGATGACTTACCTGAGAATGACGAGGAGCTTTCATTATATATGCAGCTTAAGTACAAGCCTGCTATTGAGATAGCCGAAGAAGAGGCTATTAATACTGTACTTGACGAAAATAAATATAACGAAACTAGAAAGAGAGTAGACTACGATATCGCTACAATTGGTATCGGTATGGCTAAGCACATGTTCCTTCCTGGTGACGGAGTAAGAATAGAGTATGTTGATCCGGCTAATGTAGTGTATAGCTACACAGAGGATCCTTACTTTAAGGACTGTTTTTATTGGGGGGAAATTAAGACTGTTCCGATTACAGAACTTGTTAAAATAGATCCTACACTTACCAATGAAGATTTAGAAGAAATTTCTAAGTACAGTCAGTCGTGGTATGATTATTATAATTCGGCTCAATTTTATAATAATAGCTTATTCAGTAATGATACGGCTACTTTATTATATGTAAACTATAAGACAACCAAGAAGATAGTATATAAGAAAAAGATACTTGAAGACGGAAGTTTTAAAATGATAGAAAAAGACGATACATTCAATCCTCCACAAGAGATGATGGAAGAGGGTCGTTTTGAAAAAATAGAGAAGACTATCGATGTTTGGTATGACGGTGTAATGGTTATGGGTACTAATATCATGTTGAAGTGGGAGTTGTCTCGTAACATGGTTAGACCTAAATCAGCTTCACAGCACGCTATACCTAATTACGTAGCGGTTGCTCCAAGAATGTATAAAGGAAATATAGAGTCTCTTGTTAAGAGAATGATTCCTTTTGCTGATTTAATTCAGATGACACACTTGAAGTTACAACAAGTTATTGCTAAGGTAGTTCCTGACGGTGTATTTATTGACGCTGACGGACTAAACGAGGTTGACTTAGGTAACGGAGCAGCATACAATCCTGAAGATGCTTTAAGATTATACTTCCAGACAGGTAGTGTAATTGGTAGAAGTTACACAGGAGATGGAGAATTCAATAACGCTAGGGTTCCAATTCAAGAGCTTAACTCTAATAGTGGACAAGGTAAAATAGCTAGTTTAGTAGGTAGTTATAATCACTATCTAAGTATGATTAGAGATGTTACAGGACTTAATGAGGCAAGAGACGGATCAAATCCTGACCCTAACTCATTAGTTGGTGTTCAGAAGTTAGCCGCTCTTAATTCTAATACAGCTACAAGACATATACTAGAGTCTAGCTTATTTGTTACTAAATCATTAGCTGAAGCCATCTCATATAGAGTAGCTGATATTTTAGAATACTCTGACTTTAAAGAAGAATTTATCAATCAAATTGGTAAATACAACGTAGGTATACTGGACGAAATTAAGGACTTATATATTTATGACTTTGGTATCTTTATCGAGGTATCGCCAGACGAAGAAGAAAAAGCTCAATTAGAACAGAATATTAGTTTGGCATTATCTCGTGACTCTATTTACTTAGAGGATGCGATTGATATTAGAGAGATGAGAAATCTTAAACTAGCTAATCAGTTGCTTAAACTTAAGAGAAAGAAGAAGGAAGAGCAACTGCAAAAGAACGAGCAGGCTAAGCAACAAATGCAAGGTCAGATCCAAATGCAGTCACAACAAATGGCAGCTCAGACTGCAATGCAAAATATACAGGCTGAGACTCAGTCAAAAATGCAGATTAAGCAGGCAGAGGTTGCCTATGAAATAGAAAAGATGAAGAGCGAGGCTCAATTAAAGATGGAGCTTATGCAGATGGAATTCCAAATGCAGATGCAACTTAAAGGAGCTGAATTCGAAACTACCAAAACAAAAGAGCAATTAAAAGAAGAAGCTAAAGACAAACGTATAAGTCTACAAAACACACAGCAGTCTAAACTAATTGATCAACGAAAAAATAATCTTCCTCCAATGAACTTTGAGTCTACAGAGGACAGTTTAGATGGGTTTGACCTAGCTGAATTCGAGCCTAGATAGTATAAAATTATAATTAAGTAACTTTGCAAAAAATTAAATCAAATGGAAAACACTTTTACTGTAAGGGACCTAGGTGTCGCCGAGCAAAAATCAGTACAGGAAGTTGAACAAGAGTTATTGGATAAGCATGAGGAGAGTATTGCTGAACCAGAGCATGTAGAAGTTCAAAACGAACCTGAAGTAGAATTACCAGCAGAGCCATCAAGGGCAGAGCTAGAAGATAATGACGTTCTTTCATATATTAAAAACAGATACGGAAAGGAAGTAAACTCTATTAATGATCTTATCTCAGAGAGAGAAGAGAAGAAAGAGGACTTACCAGAGGACGTAGCTGCGTATTTTAAATACAAAAAGGAAACTGGACGTGGAATTGAAGATTTTGTTAAACTAAACAGAAACTTTGACGACATGGATCCGGATGATTTATTAGTTGAGTACTACTCTCAAACAGAAGAGGACTTAGACAGAGATGATATTCAATATATGATCGAAGATAAGTTTGCTTACGATGAAGAGTTTGATGATCCAAAGGACATCAAGAAAAAGGAAATCGCTAAGAAAAAAGAGCTTGCTAAAGCTAAGAAGTTTTTTGATGAGTATAAGGAAACATATAAGACGCCTCTTGAGTCAAAAGGTAGTTCTGTTTCTGATGACGAAAAAGAAGCTTACGAGGCTTACAAGAAATATGTTCAAGATTCCAGTAATCAACAAGAAGAGAATCTTAGAAAGTCTCAATACTTTCAAAAGAAGACTGAAGAACTTTTCTCTGATGAATTCAAAGGTTTTGATTTCAATGTAGGAGATAAGACAATTAAGTTTTTACCAGGAGACGTTACAGAGACTAAGAGAGCACAATCTGATGTTACCAATTTTATATCTAAGTATTTAGATGAGAATGGATTGATTTCAGACCACGTTGGTTATCATCGTTCATTAGCTGCCGCTATGAATCCAGAAAAAGTTGCTAAGTTCTTTTACGAACAAGGTAGAGCAGAGGCGTTATTAGATAACACCAAAAGAATTAAGAATATTGATATGGAGATGAGAAATTCTCCTCAATCAATTGCTCAGTCTGGATTTAAAGTTGTTGCATCTGATGGAGATAGCGGAAGAGGACTAAGAATAAAAAGTAATAAAAAATAACAAACAAAACTAAAACAAAATGGCTGGATCAGTACAAGCAACCCCAGGGTTTGCATTACAACCTAGTGCTACAAGACAAACATTAAGCACTAACTACATCACAAATTTCGACTTCTTGAATCAGTATCTTCCTGATACTTATGAGAAAGAATTCGAGCGTTACGGAAATCGTTCTGTTGCATCTTTCTTAAGAGCAGTAGGAGCTGAGATGCCGTCTAACTCAGACCTTATCAAATGGGCAGAACAAGGTCGTCTTCACACTAAATACATTGACTGTTCTTCTGATGCAGCTGTAGGTGGAGATACTGCTACAATTACAGTTGATGATACTTTAACAGGATCTATCGCTTTCAAACCAGGGCAAACAGTTTTCTTATCAGATAACGCTGCTGCTGCTAACTCAAACAAAGCTATCATTACTTCTGTTGATTATGCTGCTGGTACTTTTGACGTAGCTTACTACGAGGCTGCTGGACAGTCTTTCGCTGCTACTGCTACAGTAACTGCTTTCGTTTATGGTTCTGAATTCAAAAAAGGAACTGAAGGTCAAACTGAATCTTTAGAGGCTCAAGACGACATCTTCGAAAACAGCCCAATCATCATCAAAGAGAAGTACGCTGTTTCTGGTTCTGACATGGCTCAAATCGGATGGGTTGAAGTAACTACTGAAAACGGAGCTACTGGATACTTATGGTACATTAAATCTGAGCACGAAACTCGTTTGCGTTTCGAAGATTACTTAGAAATGTCTATGATCGAAGCTGTTCCTGCTGAGGCTAACTCTGGAGCTGTAGCTAATACTGCTTTTGGAAATAAAGGATCAGAAGGTTTATTCTACGCTGTAGGACAAAGAGGTAACGTATGGTCAGGTGGTAACCCAACTGCTTTATCTGATTTTGATGCTATCATCCAACGTTTAGATAAGCAAGGAGCTATCGAAGAGAATGTATTGTTCATCAACCGTCAGTTCTCTTTTGATATTGACGATATGTTGGCTGCTCAAAACTCTTACGGAGCTGGTGGAACATCTTACGGATTGTTCGACAACGATAAAGAAATGGCATTAAACTTAGGATTTACAGGATTCCGTAGAGGTTACGATTTCTACAAAACTGACTGGAAATACCTAAACGACGCTACACTTAGAGGTGGAGTTGTTGGAGGTGCTATCAATGGTGTATTAGTTCCTGCTGGATCTACTACTGTTTACGATCAAGTACTTGGTAAAAACGCTAAACGTCCATTCTTACACGTTCGTTATAGAGCTTCTGAAACTGAAGACAGACGTTACAAAACTTGGATTACTGGTTCTGCTGGTGGAGCACAAACTTCTAGCTTAGATGCTATGGAAGTTCACTTCTTGTCAGAAAGAGCTTTATGTACTTTAGGTGCTAACAACTTCTTCTTGTTCGAGAACTAGAAAATAGTTAACAATATACCAGGGTGTAACAGCCCTGGTTATTTTTTTTAAATTTAAAATCTTATCAAATGGCAAATCAAATTTCAAGTACAGACAAGATGTACGTACTTAAGAAAAAAAACACCCCGCTATCTTACATGTTAGCATCAAGAAACACACGTAGATCTCCGTTACTACACTTCGACGGAAAATCAAACAGACCATTAAGATATGCAGTTAACCAAAGAAGCCCGTTCGAAGACGAGCAGGATGGTAACGCTATTTTAGAACCTATTGTGTTTGTGGACGGAGCTTTAAAAGTTTCAAAAACAAATCCAGTTTTACAATATTTTTTAGAACTACATCCTGGTAATGGACAAGTATTCGAAGAAGTTAATACCGAAAAGGACGCTTCATCTGATATTGATAAGTTAACAAATGAATTAGACGCTCAAATTGCAGCGAGAGACTTAGATATTGACTCTTTAGAGGCTGTAGCTAGAGTTCTATTAGGATCTAAAATTGATAAAATGTCTACTGCTGAATTAAAGCGTGACGTATTTGTTTATGCAAGAAATTATCCAATGTCATTCTTAGAGATGTTGAATGATCCAATGTTGCAGTTACGTAACACATGTGCTAAATTCTTTGAGTATGACTTATTAAAGTTAAAGAATAAAGGTAGAGATATCTATTTTAATCTTCCACAAAACAAGAAAAAATTATTGACAGTACCTTTCGGGGAAAATCATATTTACATATTAGCTTCTTACCTACAGACAGATGAAGGTATTGAAGTATTGAGATTACTTGAAAATAAAATCGAGTAAATTACTTTTCTTTTTATGCTTGAAGGCGCTCTTTTACAGGGCGCTTTTTTTTATTATCTTTGTAAAAAGTTTTTAAGAATGATAAACTCAGTAAGAAATACTGTATTGTCTGTAGCTAACAAGAATAATTTTGGGTATATTACTCCAGATGATTTTAACTTGTACGCTAAACAAGCGCAGTTAGATATATTTGAAGACTACTTCTACCAGTACAATACATGGATACTAAAGCAGAACGCTAGACAGTCTGGAAGTGGATATGCAGATATAGTTAAGAACGTAGAAGAGGTTATTGACAGTCTGTCTTCGACAGCTTCGCTAACATTTTCAAGTCCGGTATTTAATTTACCCAATGATTTTTACTATTTAAATACTGTAAGATACGGATCAAAAGAGATAGACAGGGTATCACAAGATAAGATACTAAATCTACTTTCATCTAATCTAACAGCTCCTTCAGTATTATATCCTGCTTATGTTTTAGAGGGAGATAGTATTAAGGTATATCCTACGTCTATAGCATCAAATGTTAGTACTCAGTACATTAGATATCCTAAGGATCCTAAGTGGACTTATACTTCATTGTCAGGCGGAGAGCCTTTGTTTGATCAATCAGCATCTGACTATCAAGACTTTGAATTACCACTAACTGATGAACCGTTACTGACTGCTAAGATACTTCAGTTTGCTGGTATATCTATTAGAGAAGGAGACGTGTTTACTTTTGGGACACAAGAAGAAGTTAAGAATCAACAAACTCAAGGATAATAATGGCATATTTAACTGGTTATCAATACTATGAGAATTCAGGTAATGTACCTGAAAGCGAGAACTGGGGATCGTACCAGTATATATCTTTAGATGATATTGTAAATAACTTTATGCTAATGTATGTTGGTAATGATAAGTTAATAAACAATGTACAGAGATATAATGTTTTATTCCACGCAAAGAGAGGAATTCAAGAAATAAACTACGATGCTCTTAAGGAGATTAAGGTACTAGAGATTAGTATTTGTGATGATCTTAAGTTTATATTACCAAACGACTACGTAAATTACGTTAGAATATCTTTATATAAAGACGGAGTACTAAGACCTCTTACTGAAAACATCCAAACTAACTATAGTAATAGTTACTTGCAAGATAATAACTGTAGGGTATTATTTGATCAGGATGGTAATGTACTTGAGGGTACATCTATTTTAGATTACGATAGGGTTACAAATAAACAAAAGACTATGTACCCTGGAAGTGGATTGTATGCCGGTAGAGAAGGTGTAAATATAGATCAAAACTGGTACTTCGATTATTCTATTGGAGCCAACTACGGTTTAAATACCGAAACAGCTAATATAAATCCAACGTATAGAATAGATAAAGCATCTGGCGTTATTAATTTTGGTTCTGGAATGGCTGGAGAGTTGTGTATTTTAGAGTATATTTCTGACGGAATGCAGAATGGTGACGATACCAAGGTTAGTATTAATAAACTTGCTGAAGAGTTTATATATGCATATATAAAGTATGCTATACTAAATTCAAAAGTCGGTGTGCAAGAGTACGTAGTTAATAGAGCCAAGAAGGATAAAACAGCCCTTCTAAGAAACGCAAAAATAAGATTGAGTAATATTCATCCTGGTAGATTATTGATGAATATGAGAGGTCGTGATAAATGGATTAAGTAATATATATGGCAAACGCTGATGTAAATTTCATTGCCGGTAGAATGAACAAAGATTTTGACGAGCGTGTAGTCCCTGCTGGGGAGTACATTGATGCGTTAAATATTAGAATAGGATCTACCGAGAACAATAGTATAGGTGCTGTAGAGAATACTAAGGGTAATATAAAATTAACTACCTTACAGTATAACGGATCTCCTCTTGTAGACGCTACCTGTATTGGAGCGTACGAGGATGGATCTAACGAGACCATATACTGGCTTGTTGCATCTCCTGCCGTAGATATGGTTGTGTCGTTTAATACTGACAAGAAACTATTAAAGTATCACGTTGTATCTGAGGATGTGCTTAACTTTAATTCAGAGTACCTAGTTACCGGTATAAACTTAATAGATAATTTATTGTTCTGGACGGATAACTTAAATCCTCCAAGAAAAATAAACGTAACTAGAAATTATCCTGAACCGATATCTGGGATAGATCAAATTGATGAGAGTGATATATCTGTGATAGTTGCTCCTCCATCATCTGCTCCTAATATTACACTTGCATTCGTTCCAGACGAAGAGAATTACATAACTGATAAGTTTATATCTTTTGCTTATAGATATAAATATAAGGACGGAGAGTATAGTGCTATTTCTCAATTTAGTGAGATAGCCTTTGAACCTGGTAATTTCGGAATAGATTATTCTACATTCGAAAATTCAGGAATGGAAAATATATTTAATTCGGTTAATGTTAATTTCAATACTGGAGATAAAAATGTAGTAGGTATCGATCTTTGTTTTAAATTTTCTGACTCTAACATTATAAATGTTATAGAGAAGTATAATAAAAAACAAGAGGGGTGGTTTGATAATACTACTCAAGAGATATCGTTTACAAATAAAAAAATATATACTACTTTAACAGAAAGCGAACTACTTCGTCTTTTTGATAATGTTCCTAGATTAGCTAAAGCCCAAACAACAATGGGCAATAGGTTGATGTACGGAAACTATGTTGATGGGTATAATATATCTGATGAAAATGGTAATACAATAGATATTGACTACGACTTAAGTTTAATATCAGAAGACGTAGGCTTTGTTGAGTTACCTGTTGATTTAACTAACGGCACGGTATACACTATAGATTCGTCAACTACAAAAACAGTTAATAATTCTCAGTTTAATATAGACTTAGCAGGAGTTCCATTAATTAGCGGATCATATATTTCAATAAATATAAACTTACAGCACGACTCTTATTCAGGTGACGCTACATATACTGACGCACCTGAGAATAGCTTTGAGTACGATCTTGTATTTAATATACAAAGAGATTACGGAAGTGTTTATGAATTAGCCACTAGTCAAGAATTTATAGACGCTATATCTACTCATGAAGTTTATTCTAATGCCTGTGCTGGGACTTCATTAACAGATTTTTTTAATTGTCAAATAATTACTAAGTCTGGATGGAATGAGGTTGGAAGTGGGATATCAAATGTAGACGGATCTTTTGTTATATCAGCTGCGTTAGGATCAGATATGATAGGTATTCAAATACCTGCGTTAAAATTTAGTTTTGAAACTTCTCCAGGTGTATTTGTTTATGCTTATGAATACCTTTCAAGCGCTATAATATCTGCTACATTCTCTCAGTTAGGGGCAAAACAAAGCTTGCATAGTAATAGGGATTATGAGGTTGCAATTGTGTATATGGACGAGTACGGTCGTAGTTCTACTGCATTAGTCGATACTAATAATACAGTTTTTGTGCCTGCGTATAATTCAGATAAAAAGAACTATATAAGAGTAAACATAAATAGTTTAGCTCCAAGCTGGGCTACTAAATATAAGTTTGTAGTAAAGCCGTCTAAGAGTCAGTACCAAGTAGTGTACTCTAATATTTATTTTCAAGAAGACTCTGGGTTTACTTGGTTTAAATTAGAAGGTGATAATAGAAGTAAGGTTCAAGAAAACTCTACTCTAATTGTAAAAGCAGATTCGAATGGTGTTCTTAGAAATTTAGTAAAAACAAAGGTCCTTGCATTAGAAGCTAAAGGTAAAGACTTTATTGAAGGAAATAAGAATGCAGCAGAGAAAGATATTATAGAGCCCGCTGGTTTGTATATGAAACTTAAACCTTCAAACTTCTCTGCTAATTATACTGAAAATTCTTTTATAGATGAAGGGGAGATAAGTGAAGGTGGAAACTATGCTAACTTATCCTATCCATGCTACATAGATAATCCTTTATTTGGAGATCCTGGAGAGTTAGAGTTTATGCCTTATGACGTCCCTGCTGGAAGTTTAATAAACATAAACTTTAAAGTAACTAGAAGTTCTAGAGGAGATAGTTGTGGAGAAAGAACATATACTTTTGATAAATCATTTACAGCCTCTCAAGATTATGATAGCTTATTTGCATTTATAACCGGAGATCATATTGACTTAACTTCTGGCAATTCAACCGGAGGTGACGCTACTGTTAATGAAAATGAATTTTTAGAAACTATAGGAACATATACTGGTAACATACCAACTATTCCAGGTACTAATCAATATCAGTTTCAACAAGACTCTGCTAATGGTAGATTGTTCTTTGTAATGAAGAGTGGTACTCCAAATTGTGGCGGAGTAGATAGAAGAGTTTCAAGAGTTTTTTGTCATATTCAGGTTCAGAGAGCTGAGTCTATAATGGTATTTGAAACAGAAGCTGCTGAAGCTAATGGTGAGACTTACTTCGAGGGAAGTGAATCATTTGATATTATTGACGGATACCACCAAGGTAACGTTGTTAATCAATCAATATCTAATGCTTTTGCAACTGTAAACTTAAACTTCTTTGACTGTTTTACATTTGGCAATGGAGTTGAGAGCTATAAGATAGGAGACTCGTTAACTGGAGCTCCGTTCTATCTTGGAAGTAGAGTTACCGCTGTATCTCAAGAGGACTTTAAAGAGGCCCACAGATACGCTGGAATAACATATAGTGGAGTATACAATGAAGAAACTAACGTTAATAAGTTAAATGAATTTAACCTAGCATTAGCTAACTTCAAGGACTGTGAAAAATCATTTGGCCCAATTAACATACTTCATGGAAGAAAGAAAGACGTACTAACGTTACAGGAGGACAAAATATCTTACGTACTTGTAGAGAAGAATTTACTTTCTGATGCAGCAGGCGGTGGAGCTATTACGTCTGTTCCTGAGGTACTTGGAACTCAGATAACTAGAATAGAGGAGTACGGAATTAGTAATGATGCTGCTAGTTTTGCTGCGTGGGGAGAGGATATTTATTTTACAGATTCTAAAAGAACATCTGTAATAAACCTAAAAGGTGGAGCCTCTCAAGCTGATGCTTTAACTCCTATATCTCAACTAGGAATGAATGGTTGGTTTAGGGATGAGTTCAAAGATAAAGTAAACTATCAAAAAATAGGTGGTTATGATCCGTACTTAAAAGAGTACGTGTTGTCTCTAACTGATAACAAATTACCAACTCCTATAGATGTTTTAGAGTGTGGATTTACTATATCTCAAGACACTGCAAATGGAGAGTTGCTATTTAATTTAGAGTTTGGAAACGTAATTGGAGAGGCTTCTTTTGACTATAACTTTGAAAATGGATCAGCAAATGTTGATGTATCTTACGACGGCATTACAGTTATAGATGAGGTTGTATCTGGATCAGGCACATTAACATTTAACAAAACAAAAGTTAATCCTACATTTGCAACTGTTACAATTACTCCTGAAGAGGCTACTTACGTTCTTATATCTAATTGCACCGTGGCAGATCCTATAACAGTTATACGAATGGTAATTAACTCTCCATCTAACGAGGGAGAAACTATTCATAATAATTATAACTGGACTATTGATGGATATACAAGCCCAACTAATATAGACTTTGTATTACTAGAAAGTGACGGAGTGTCGTTATATGATTCTAATACTGATCAACCTTCAGTAGGAGTTATTCCTGCAATCGGAAGTATTGTTAAAATGCAATCTGAAAAGTATATTACAGATACTTTTAATTTTGATCCGTTAGCAAATTCATTTAAGTACTTAGTATCTAATACATTATATACAGAATCACAGATAAATACATTAAGGCCTTTACTAGTAGAGGCTACACCAATAGTTAATCCTGTTACAGGGAAGTACGAGTCGTCATTTGTTTATAATAATCCTAATGGATATCAGTATTTATATTTAGTTTGGGATCTAACAAATGCTTACAGCTTAGATTTATGTTACGACGCTACTGATAGAATTGCAGCATGCGAGTTATGTGGAGAAACACCTCATTATTCTATTGATTTATGTTACGACACTACCGATAGTGCTTTAGCATGCGATTGTAACGTTTAAATAAAAAAAAATAAAAAAAATAAAAAAATATGGCAATTAGCGGAACATATTACATAGACACAGCAGATTTTTCAACAGCCACAGCTGTATGGACAAATACTTCATTAACAACAAAAGCTCCTGATGGATACTATTCTTTTGGAGGAAACTATAGACAGCAGTTTGAAGGATTATTACTTCCTATTGAATCTTGCTCTACACCACCTATTGATTGTTTTAACTATGAAATGGTAGGTACTAGCGATGGTCCTGGATGTGTAGGATATGTTAATTATTCATACACCGATTGTAATGGAGTATTACAAATTGGAGCTAGTTTTTCAACAAGTGTAACTGAATATGTATGTGCTCAAAGTACTCCTACAATAACTTGCGGATCAGCTTCAATAACTAACTTAGGTGCTTGTTTAGCGTAATATGGAATATACATTATCATTTAGCGAAGACTCAAAGGGATGGACATCGTTCTTTTCTTTTATACCAGAAAAAATGATTGGTATGAACTCGTATTTCTATACGTTTAAGAATGGGAACTTGTACAGACATAACTCTAATGAACTTAGGAACAACTTCTATGGCGTACAGTACAATTCTAAAATAACCGGTGTGTTTAATTTAGAAAATGGAATGGTTAAAAATTTTAAGACCATATCATTAAATAGTGACGACTCTTGGAACTGCAATGTGGTTACTGATTTAGATACAGGATTTATTAGTCCATCTTATTTTACATTAAAAGAAGGAGACTACTTCGGATACATAAGAAGGTACGAGTCTGATACTAATTTATCGATGAGATCAGCCCAAGGGATAGGTGGAGTTTCTAATGTAAACTCAGTTAATCCTGCTGCGGTAGTGATGACATTTAGTTTCGGTATTGGAAGTATTATAAATGTAGGAGACATCGCTTATAAAAATAACGCTGGAGCTCTTATGAAGTTAGGGCCTATTACAGCTATATCAAACAATTCAATTACTATAAACACTACTGTAACGGGCGGAAATATTCCGTCGGTATCTGACTATGTTTTATGCTTAAAGAATAGCACAGCAGAGTCGTATGGAGCTAGAGGATACTACATGCAGTTTGAATTAGAGAATGGTAATACATCGAGAGTTGAGTTGTTTTCTATTGGAAGTAGTATTTTCAAAAGTTACCCTTAATTTTGTTATCTTTGTAAAAAAAATGTTTTCCTGTAGAATAGAGAATAAGCGTGATTTTTACAACACATTATGTGAGTGGTGGACGGACTGGAAATTTCCGTTAATGAGTATTGATGCCATTCCAAATAACATATGTGTAGTTAGTAATGAAGGAATAGATTTATACGCTGTTCCTGTTTACTTAAGTGATTCTGATGTGTGCTGGATGGGGTTTATAACAGGGAATAAAAATAGTACTAAGGCTTTACGTTCTGGATCCTTGGATTACTTAATGAAATATACAGAACAATATTTAAAACAGTCTGGATTTAAATTTATAATGACTGTTAGTAAAACTCCTGTACTAAAGAAAAAATTCGAAGATAACGGATACTTAATTTCAGGAGAGAATCTTAACGAATACATAAAAAAAATATAGTTATGGGACAAGGAGCGTCTGCATTTATGACTAAAGCAAATCCATTTATCGGTATAGCTAGTACCGGATTAAATATTGGTATGAGTTTAGTTGAAGCCAGTAAACAAAAAGAACTGCAAAGAGCAGCTGATAGACAAGCTGAAAAATCAGCAGCAGAGCAAGAAAGATTGTTAAGTCAGGACTTCTATACTAGCTTACAAGTACCTATGGAGGCGTATGATAAGCAGTTTGCAGCAAATACAGCAGCTCAACAACAAGCCTTATCAGCACTGACAGAAGGTGATCCTAGATTACTTTTAGGTGGTGTTGGAAAGGTACAAGCCGCGACTGTAGATGCAAATTCAGATACTGCTGATAATTTAGCGGAAAAGTTATATAACTTAGATATGACTCAGGCGGGAGCTGCTGAAAGAGCAAACTTAAGACTTGCTCCATTAGAAGCCGAAAGATTAAAAGGAGCACAAGAAGCATCTGCTGCTGCGCAGATGGCCAAAATACAAGCTCAACAAAAAGCTCTAGGAGCTGGAGGTGATTTAATAAAAGGAATTGGAGGTATTATTCCTGAGTACTCTAAAATTAAGACCGCTAGTCAACTAGGTGTTTCTCAATTGCCAGCTGCTCCACAAGCTCCTATAGGATTTGGACAAAGCGCATTTCAATCAAACCCATTTGCTGCTGTAAGCATGCCTGATACATTAGGGTATTTATCTAACATTACATTTTAATTATGGCAGAGTACTTAGGATATGTAAATCCAGCCGAAACAAAGGCTAATCCAACATTAGACTGGTCTACAGTTATTAATGATGTTAGGGATACTCTAGCTGAACAAGAAGCTGGGAGAGAGGCTACTAGACAAAAAGCAAAGCAAGAAACTAACGAGCTATACAATTCGTTAAATAAAATTTCCGCTGGTCAGAACCAGGGGTTAAATGGATTTATAACTAATGCTAGTTATCAATCTAAGAACTTACTTGGAGAGGCTTATAAATTATATACCTCTGGAAAGATAAGCGGAAAAGATTATACTGAAATACAAAACAACATGAAGGGTTCTTTTACAGACATTAACGATGTTGTTAAGACTTTACAGTCAGACTACGAAAAATATATGGACTTGTCTAGTAAAGGACAAACATCTATTATAGATGATTATAATCAGAAGCAAAAAGGAGAGGCATTAGACTTAAGTAATAAGGAGTTTTATGTAGATCCATTAACTGGAAGAGGATACATTGGTAAAATAGTTAACGGAAAAATTGATCAATCAAGTTTACAACCTCCTGCATGGATAAAGACTAACGGGTCTACATTTGTCGGAAAGGTTGACATACCTAAAGAGATAGCTCCGTATACTAAAGACCTTGGTAAATTTGAATATATACTTCAGAAACCGCCGGCTGGTGGTATATGGACTACTGACAATATAGCAGAAAAGCCAGAATTTAAAAAATTCTTAGATGACGCAGCTAGTGCTATAGTTTCTAATCCATACAAGATGGCGACAATACTTGGCCAGGTTGGTGATTATAATTTAGTTGATGATCCAAAACAAGCAAGTAAAGAAAATATATTAATGCAGAGGGATTCTTCTACAGGGATGAATAAGCCTATGCTTACTGCTGAACAAGAAGAAGAAGCAAGGAATACTGTTAAAAACGCTATACTTTCACAAGTAAATAAAACTATAAGACAAGAAGAAAACACTTATAGACCACCATCTGGAGATTCTGGAGGTTCTGGAGGAGATGGTCAATATAATCCTCCTAAAGGACAGTTTGCTTATAAAGTTGAAATCCCGGCTAATGGTAAAGGAGCATTCATACCTATGTCAGGGGTTAATGTAAAAATAGGTCCAAAATTAGAAAATATACCTACATGGGGTATTGACTCTAAAGGAAAATTATTTGTAGATGTAGTTACAGGTACAAAGAAAGATTCTTATTCAATAGGAGACGGATCTATAGTTGGTGACACAGAATCAAAAAGATATTCTGAAAATAATTTAGAGTTCAAAAAGAGATTAAAATATTTAATAAATCCAAATACAGGAAAGAGAATTTCTAATTTAGCTGAAGCTAAATCTATATTTGGCGGTACTAATACTAATCAATCAAAAAATAAATATACCGAAGGTCAAATTCAATATTTGATGAAACAAAATCCAGGGGCTACAAGAGAACAAATTATAAAGGAATTAAACAAATAATAATAATATGCCAGATCCTAAAAAGAAATTAAATTTAGATTTAAGCGGATATAAAGGTGGAAGTAAATTAAATTTAGATTTAAGCGGATACTCTGAAGTAAAAAAAAAAGAAGATTCACAGTCTACTGTTCAAGAAAGTGTTTGGGGATCAAATTCACAGCAGAAAGACGTGTATACTTCATTGGTTACAGATCAACAGAAACCTCAACAGGAATCGGATACTTCAAATGGACCAGTTCCTAAAATGCGTACACTTGGCGTAGATATTACGGCCGAGGAAGCATTAAAACCTGCTGAGAAAAAACAGGCTGATAAATTTCAAACAGCTAAACCTTACATAAAAAAAACTCAGTTAAAAAAAGAATTAGCCAACACTAAAGTTACAGCTAAAAATCAAGACGAGGTTAATAGAAAGATAGAGGAAGTATCTAAGTTAGACCAGCAAACTAAACAGATCGAAAAAGAAAGATTTGATAGAATAGAACAAGATTTTGTATCATCAAAAGACGAGGCGTCTGCTGAAGTAGAAGCTGAGAAAAGGTTGCAAGATTTACTTTCTAATACTGGTATTTGGAATAAAACAAAAACTTTTGCTAAAAACGCATACAACACTGTCATAGAAGGAATGTCTAGTAATCCACTTAATTCTGGGTTATTAGGTTTTTCTATGGATATAGATCCATTATCTGACGAAAAGAAACTAGTAAGACAACAAGCTGCTAAAGAACAAGTAAAACTTTCAGAGCAGGAAATTCTCGAAAAAGCTAAGCAAGTTTATAAAGATAAACAAGTTGAAAATATTGAAACAGATCGTATAAATTCATTCTTAGATGATCTTCCAGAAGACGATAAGTTAGCTTTAAAACAAGACAGACTTAATACAGCTGTTCATTTAAAAGAAGAAAACTTAAAAAACGAAAAAGCAATTCAAGCATATGCTGCCTTTGGAAAACAAAAAATAGATGAGTATAAGGAAGTTGAAACTCAATTAAAAGCTTTAAAAGAAAAAGGCATTGCTTTTCCTCAAGATCTATACGACAGATATACGTCTTTGTATTCTGATATACAAAATATTTCTAAAAACATACAAAAAAGACAAGACTCTTTCTTAAAAAATAAATCTGACTTAGGAACAGTAGAACAGGAATTTGATTTTCTTAAAAGACAGTATGGAGATGTAGAGAATTTATTAATGAATACAGGTTTAATGGCTCAATCAGCAGCTGTTGGTCTATTAGGAGGTCTTGATTATGCGGCTAGTTTTGGAGGTCTTATTGGAGACAAAGAAAAAAACATGTCTGTTCAAAGAGATGTTATAGCTGCCAATGATTATATAAATTCTCAAAAAGATTTACTAAGAAAACCGGTTGAAAGCGTTGAAAGCGTTGAAGGATTATTGAATTATTTTTCCGATGTTGCCTCAAATCAAATACCTAATTTAGTAGTTACGTCTATAGGAGCTAAAGGTCTTGCCGCAATGGGTACAATAGCAGCAGGTCAAAAGTATGCTGAAATGAATCAAGAGGTATTAGAAGGTAAAGCTTCTTACACCCCTATTCAGATGGCTACAGCTCCATTAGCTTATATGGGATTTGAAATTGCTTCAGAACTACCTACGCTATCTATATTGAAAAAAAGCGGTAGAGTTTTAGATGCTATAGTTAAAAATCAACCTGACTTATTAACAAAAACAGCATTTAAAAAAGGAAAAGAATTTGCTAGAGATTTTACAAAGGATCAATTAAAAGAAGGAGGCGGGGAAGAATTCACTAATGTAGGTCAGAATTTTGTTGATAGATTTATACTTGGTAAAAAAAATGTAGGATTACTAGACAACACAGGGACAGTTCTTAAAGATACTTTTACATTAACTACTATGTTAAAGGTATCTCCTCATTTAGCTGGATTGGCGTTAAAACCGTTTCAAAGCAAAGTTGATCTTGGGTTACTAGATGAGAATGCTAGAAAAATAATTGAATTCTCAAGAAATTTAAACACTTTAGATTTAAGCGATGATGAAAGATCAGTACTTGAAAATCAAATAAAAAAAGCTACTGAAGAGAACTCAAAAATAATGGCTAATACTATAGATAATGTAGCTAATATGCCTGATAGTGTTTACTTGAGAGTAAACGAAATTAATAAACAAGCTTCTAAATTAAAAGATGACGCTAAGGTAATTAATGATGGAAATTTACCTAATAAAGCTTCTTTGCTTAAAGACTTAGAAAATCAATATAGAGACTTACAAACAGAGAGATCTTCATTGATAAATACTAAGTATTCTCCTTACGCTCAATTAGAGTCTTTGCCTGCTGATGAATTAATAGACTTAAAAAATGAAGCTCAGAGAGATTTGATGAAAGAGTTAAATCCTGATGGAAATAAATCAATCACTATAACTGATGATCAAATATCTAAAAAGGCTTTAGAATTATACAAATCTAAACAAGAGCAAAAAACCAAAGAAGTTACTCCTGTAGAAACTACAGAGGTAAAAACAACTGTTAATGAAGTAGCTCCTGTTGAATTACAGAAAGAAAATGTTGTTGAAGAAACAATAGTATCTCCTTCTAAAACTCAGGCTCAAACATATTCTGAGGAACTAGCTAAAACTAAAGAGTCAGACCCTGAAACATACTGGTCTGTAAGTGAAGTATCTCCTGAGGATGCTGCTAAAGGAACTATTATAGACACTGAAGATGGATCTGCGCTAGTTAAACCTGATGGAGATATAGCTGGAGTGTTTAAGAAATTAACTTCTAAAGCAAAAGGCGTAGCTCAAAACTTGCTAAATAAAGCTATAGAGGCTGGAGGTATTAAGTTAGATAACTTTGATGGATACCTTACTAAGCAATATGAGAAGGCTGGTTTTAGAGTAGTTTCAAGAACTCCATTTAACGAGCAGTACGCTCCAGAAGGATGGAATAAAGAAAAGCATGGTACTCCTGATGTAGTGGCTATGGTTTATGACCCTAATAACGAATTAGATATTGAAGAAAAAACATTTAAAGATCCAGAAACTGGATATGATGATGCTATAGCTTATAGAGATGGATTTGTTAATCAAGCTAAGTCTTTAAAAGAAAGTCCTGTAACTGTACAAGAAGTTATTGATGAGAGTGAAAAGACAAATAAATTGTCTGATTTAGTTCAAAAAGCTAAAACTGCTTTGTCAAAAATACTTCCTGGCACAGGTATAATTCTTTACAATACAGAAGCAGAATATAAAGCCGCAATAAACGAAGGTAAAGATGAAAATAGCGGAGGTGCTTTTGTAGGTGGTAAAATACATATTAACCCAAATAGAGCTAACAATAGAACTGTAGCGCATGAAGTTTTCCATGCTGTTCTTTTGAACATGGTTAAATCTGATCCTGCTGCTCAAAGAGTTACTGCTGCAATGATTACTGCTATTGAAAAAGTTTTACCTCCAGATATGAAGGCTAAATTGCAGGACTTTGTAGAAAACGGATATGACTCACAAAAAGAATTGTGGGATGAAGAAAAACTAGCAGAGCTTGTTGGCTATTTAGCTGATAATTTTCCTAGTCTTAGTCAACCAGCTAAAAACATAATCAAAGAATGGTTAGATCAATTAGCTAAGTTAGTAGGTATAAAAGAATTTACCGATAAGGAAGTTATTGACTTTATGAATACTTTATCCGGTAAGGTTGCTAGCGGTGAGGTTATTACTAATGAAGATGTTAAGCTATTTAATCAGGAAGGTGCTGGAGGATTTGTAGGTATATTTAAAATATCAAGACAGCAAAATGCAGTTAAAGCTCCAAAAGCAAAAGACGATCCAAGGAATTTTATCAATAAATTTGTTGAAGATATAGATATTAGAGAGTTTAATGGAAGTAAATTCATAACTAATATGTATGACTATACCAATGCTGGTCAAACTGATCTTGGCAATGGATATAATATAAATTTATTTGGAGGTAAAGGATATGTTCCTTATATGATGGAACTTAACGGTAAAAAGATTGGAGATGTTTCTAACTTAGCAGCATTTAATACAAACGCTCAAGCTGAAACATTTATTAGAAATGCTGAAAAATCAGGAGCTAAATTATTTGCTCCGCATTCAGGAACTAAGTCTCAATCGTGGCAATTCCAACAACATACATTTGCTGAACTTGTAGATTTAATTTTAGATAAAAACATACTTACAAATAAAGAATTAATAGATACCTTTAATAATTCTATAAAAGGAAGTGAAGCCCTTAAAGATAAATTCTCTAAATTTTCAGAAAAGTATGGAGAAAAAATAAATGATTTTAGCTCTTTTGAATCTGATCCTAAAAAAATAGTAGAATTACTAGATATTAAAAATAATCTTTCTCCTGATTTAAGAAAGGCTCTTAATAATAGCATAGCTTCTAATAAGAAATTTCAATCAGCTATAGGAATTAAAAACAAAGAGGAATTTTATAATAGAATAATGGATCCATTGAATAATGGAGTTTCTGGAGGTGAAATTATAGGTATAGTAGATTTTGATCCTTCTACATTTGAGATAGTTAAAACAAAACCAAGTGATATAGATCATCACCCGTCTTTTGGATATTCATTGTTAGCGAAAATTAACGGTATATACCAACCTACTGAGTTTTACAAATCTTATGATATTACTGATTCTTATGTAAAGTATAATATAAACGGAGAAAATACATCTATAAAATCAGAAGATATTGATTTTGATAAAAAGAATGTAACTAGTAGTGCTGGAGCTATACCTAAAGTTGCAGAGTTTAATGTCCCTGGTAGAAAACAAATTATAGGTGAGAAATCCGTTAAGGATAAGTTGGTTCAAAACAATCTAGACACTGCAAAAGAAATGGAGGCTGCTAATAAATCAGCTGAAGATATATTCATTGCTACTGGGTGGGAAAAAGGAGCTGATAATAAATGGAAGTATGACTTACAGGAAGGTGTTGTTGAATTTAAAAACAAAAAAAATGGTAAGGCTTCGGAAGTTATAAACTATCCTGAGCTATTTAAGGCGTATCCTAAAGCTAAAAATATCGACATTGTTTTTATGAACAGTGACAAGTTTGAAGGTATGTACATTCCAAGTAAGAATCGTATAATGCTATCTAATAGTCTATCAGATAGTGAAGCTAAATCTACATTACTACATGAGGTTCAACATTTTATTCAACACGAAGAAGGTTTTGCTGTGGGAGGAAATTCTCAGACAATTAAAGATTTATACAACGCTAGAATTAAGTACGAGAAAAATTTTAGTGTTAGAAAGGTTCTTAATAACATTAAAAACTCTTTGTTTAAACCAAATCCAGGAAGTGTAAAAGAAGATCTTGATAAACTTTCTAAGTTAGTTAGTAAAAGTGATGAAGAACTTTACAGATCTATTGCTGGTGAGGTAGAAGCTTTCAATGTTGAGAAGAGAGCTAATATGACTGCTGAAGAAAGAAAAGCTACTCCAATATCTGAAACAGCTGATAAGCCAAAGGAAGAGCAAGTAGTTATATCTGATTCTGACACAATGCTGAAGGATAGAAAGCAATCTGTATCTGAATTTAATAGAGAATTAAATGATAAGGAAATAAACTTATTAAGAAGGTCTTTAAGAATGAAATTTAAAGATAGCTTTGTGGTTGAAGTTCTGGATGATTATGTTAATTCTATAAAAGAAGATGCTCCTGCTAACAATGAAGCTACTCAATATTTATTAGATAATGGAGTTACTCTTAATAGACTAGCTAATTTAATGGTAGAAGAAGGAAACTTCGATACTAAATCTAGAGCTCTTGGTTATTTTAATACTGTAGGAGGATTAGGAGAAAGTGTCTTGAGTAGAAAGCAAGCTAATAGACCTTCTGTAGATGAGATTTACGAAGAAAGTAATAAAGCTATTCGTGATCTAGAAAAAACTAGAGGCTACAAAGAATTACTTAATGATGTGTACAGAAGAATATTTGATAGACAAAAAAATATAAAAGACCTTATGTTGTCTTTTGGAAATACTTACGCCAAGAATGCATATAATAGATTAGTTACTAAGTCTGGAGCTTCTGGATATGCATCTTTCGAATTTAAAGAAGCTGCTAAAAGAATATACGGAGGATTAAAAAAATCAGATCTTGCTTATTTGGATAAAATAATTTACGCTAAAAGGATAAAGTCGATTAATGAAAAAAGAGTAAAAGAAGGAAGGCCTTTATACAAAGGTATGAAAGGATATTCTTTAGAAGACGCAAATAATGATTTAGATAAAATTAAATCTGAATTGGGAGATAAAAAGTTTGAAGATTTAAACAATAGAGCTTCTGAGTATTTTAATGAGTACAGAAAATCACTTAGAGATCTTTACGATTCTGGAAGAATATCAAAAGAAACTTATGATGCATTTAAAAACGATGAGTACTCTCCAATTAAAACAATTAAATACATATTGTCACCTAACACATCTACTGAAGAGATAGATAGTGAAGCCAAGAGATTTGGTATGGCTAAAAAAGACATAATGAAACTTGGAGACGAAAATGATAATGCTATTATTATGGACTCTAAATGGTTGTTGGCTACAACAATTAATGCCAATAAAACTAGAGCGTTTGAAAACAAAATGCTAAATGAGTTTAATAAAGCATTTGAAAGTCTTTCTAAAGAAGAAAAAGATAGTATTTCTGATTATATTGTTGAAAATCCAGTAATAGGAAAGAAAAAAGACGGGTCTTTAAAATATAAGTATGACACTGTAGATTTACCTAATGGATTCAGAAAAATTTCGTTTTTTGAAAATGGTAATAAAAAAGATATAATAATAGATAAGAATTATGCTAATCAATTATTAGACGTTAAAACAAAATACAGAGCTTTAGAAATTTTGGGTACTGCATCTGGTACTGGCATACTTAGGTTTTTTGCGACTGGAGGTAACCCGTTATTTATTTTTGGAAACGTAGCTAATGATTTTCAAAACGTATTATACAATACCGATGTATATTCTGGATTCTTACCTTTAGCTACCGTTCAAATAGCTAGAGACTTTATAAAGAACTTTGTTAAAAAAGCAGTACTTAATGATACGTATAATTCTACATATAAAGAATATTTGTCTCACGGAGGAGCTTTAGACCAAATGTCTAGAGATGGATTACAAGCTCTTGAATCAAGAAATACAACTAATAAATTAGTTAAAGGAGTTAAAAAAGGATTGTTAGCTACCGGTAACTTTCTTTCGTATTTAGGTAATACTTCAGAAACCGCATTTAGATTAGCTGTATACGACAAGTATAAAGAAAAACTAATAAAGGAATTTGAAAAACAAAACGGAAGAACTCCTAATAGTCAAGAACTAGACGATATAATGTGGGATGCCGCAAGAGAATCTAGAGAGACTATGCCTTTTGATCAGGGAGGTGATTTAGCTAAGACTGCAAATGTATTAATGCCATACTTAAATGCAGGTCTACAGGGTATTAGAAAATTTGCTGTTTTTGCCGCGAAAAACCCTAGAAGATTTGCAAGAAATATAGTTCAATATACCGCAATGAGTGGCGCATTGTCTGCAACTTCATTTGCTATGCTATTGATGGGTATAAGAAATGATGATGAAGATGATGAAAAATCTTTAAAAGAAATGATTAGAGCTTGGCAGTCTGTGAGTAATTACGAGAAAGCTAATTACCATATATTTTTTACTGGAAATAAAAACAAAGACGGAGAGTATGAGTATTATAGAATAAAAAAGATACCTGTATTCTCTATTTTAAGCACAGCTAGTGAAGAGGCTTTATTAAAGTCTTTCCTCAATAGTAAAGGAGTTGATTATGAATTTGACTCTGATCCAGTAAAGCAATCAGCGTTAAAATCAATACCTTTCCCTATAGATGTTCAAGAATGGTTAGGTAGAAACCCTACAGCTGGAGCTCTTATAAGTTATTGGGCAAATAAAGATACATTTACCGGAGAGAAAATATTTAGAGAACCTAGAGGTAAAAAAATACTACCAGAAGCTGAAGTTGATAATAAAACAAATCAGATATATATAGATCTTGGTAGATTAACAGGATTATCACCTGCTAAATCTAAAGTTGCGGCAGAAAAAATAATAACTGCCGAAACAACCAATCCTGCTATCCCTCTTATGTATTCAGCTTGGGATGGTTTATTTCATAAAAAGGACGGTTTTGGCAAGGAAGTTTCTAGCGCAATGTCTACTGTAGTTGATGCTTTTGGTAAGAAGGTCGTTAGATATACTGATAAAAATATTATTAACTACAAAAAACAAGACGAACTTGAATATAAAGAAGCAGTAATAGAAACTGAGATCTGGAAAAAGGAGCAAAAAGTATATGACGAAATAAAAGAAGTATACAGTTCTGGTAATAAACTTGATAGAAATGGATTTAAAAAGATAATAGAATCCAACTTTGATCCTATAGATAGAGAGAAATACGCTAAAAAATATAAGGCGTATATTAATAATATGGGATCAGATAGAGAAGTTTTAGATATTATATTTGAAGACGTTCCAGAAGTTCAAGCAATGAAACTTAACGAAAGATACGGAAATAGTTTTGATGAAGAAGAACGAAAAGAATTAGAAGAAATATCTAAAAGATCTGAGAGACCTATAAGTAGAAAAGCTTTAGATATCTACTACAATAAGTATAAAAATAGAAAAGCCACTAATTAGTGGCTTTCTCTTTTACAAACATTCCATTCTTCATGACTCCTGATCTTTTACTAATCACGTCATAAGCTGATTGTAAGCATTCTAGTAGGTCAAGGTTTTGCATCTTAGCCTGAATGATGAGTGTGACAAAGACATCACCTAAAGCATCTATTATTTCTTCTCTATTATCTTCATCAATAGCAGAGATTAGTTCTAGAACTTCTTCGTGCGTCTTCTCTGCTTGCTTCATTGTGGTACCGTTTTTAAGTATACCCTTTTCTTCTGCCCACTCCTCAATCTGTGTTTCTAATAATCTATATGTTTGTTTCATGTCCTTCTTAAATGACTGGCTGTCCAGTTCTTTTTTTTAATTATTTTTTTTAATGATTCCTTGTCGTTAGTTTGAATTAACATAAGGTAAAGCGCGTCCCTTGTACATGTAGCATAGTGCACATTGAATGTATTAAGATCTAGTAGTACTACCCTGTCATCAAGGTAGTCTACCATAAATCTTTTTCTCAATTTTTTATTAAGACCAACTCTCATGTTAGAACACGTGTACTATACGAGCAATCTGCCCGTGAGTTTTAGAATGTAGAAATCCTTCAATAGCCTTTGGTGCATGCTGGTATCCGTTTCTAGAGTGCCAACCATCTGCACTACTTGGGCTCCTCATACTCTCAACTGTAACTCCAATAAAGTCTTTAGACGTCTTGTGGTGCACGTGATGAGTATAAACGTATCTATGCTTAGTGCTACTCCACTCTGGACTTTCCTGAGCCATAAGTAGCGGTAGATCCTGAGTCTTAGCTCCATCACCATGACTTGTTCCTATTAAGTTTTCGTAGTACCTGAAGTACTTTCTATGCTTAATATCACAGTCAAATGTAATGTTATTACAGTCCTTAAAGTATGTCTCAATAACATTAGCTAAAAAGAATCCATGTGTAAAGTCGTGGTTTGATGGGTTGAAAACAAAGTGAACATCAGCAACCTCTATAAGCCTAGTAAGTACATCTATGTAAAGTTCCTTTGCGATTAAGAAGTTGTTATACCACATACCGTCAGTGTCCTGTGGAGTTCCAGATGTAGTTGTTCTCTTAGGTGTATCGATATGTAGAATATCATTACCTCCAATAAATAATACTTTATCGATATTAAATCCTTTAGTCTTCTCTATAATACCATCTACACCTTCCTTAACTCTTTTAACAGCGATCTGATTGTTGTAATCTTCTCCAGTCTCGAAGCTCATGGACAACTTACCAATATGACAGTCAGCTGGGTCAACTACTAATAAATAAGTTTCATTATCTACTGGACGCTGTCTTACAATTGTCTTTGGTTTATTAGGAAGCTCTGATAAGTCCTTAAGAAGATCATCAAAAAACTTACTAATATCGTCAGCCTTTAAAATATTACTAGCTATATTATAGTACGGAGTCCCAGTATGTGTAACTAACTTATACGTCCTAGCTTGTTCAAATGGTATACCGTAGTGAACGCAGTACTCCTCAATATTCATTACAGTTCCGTCAGGCTTCATAGCTGATAGTTGCACCTCGTTCTTGTACTGATTAGTGTCGGATTTATTTACCACGTCATGAAACGTACGCCTCACTCCGTCAGTAAACTCTACACCAAAAGTAGCGCATGCCCTCTTTACCGACTTAGTAACTGACATTCCGTTAGTTACAAGTTCATTGACCATGTCCTGCATTTCTTTAGGATACTTGTTCTTTGCCATATTTTTTATTTAAAATGTTTTTATAAACTTTATTTACTCTTTCAGAGTTGTGGCCCATCTTGTAGTAATAGCTCATCACCCTGTATATTCTTTGTAGTGGACTTTGTTTCATAATAGTAATCACATGTTTTAGTTTTTTTATCGTAAGGCTCTTCAATAAAATATGACTGCATAATAGAGTGCGGTTCTGTTATATACCTATAACAACTGCTATATAGATCGCAGTATTTCGGTTTACACATCGTTATATCTGCCATACCTATACGTATTTAAAGTTAGTATTGTTTTTTGATGTTCCATTAAGCTTTCCTTTTAAAGTACTGTATTTTATATTGTAGCATTCAGAAACTTCCTTACAGCTATAATAAAAAATACCTAAGTAAGTATCTAATACTATTTTAGAATTAAAATGATCAACTCCTTTTTTAGCTATTGATTTTGTTAATAAGCTGTGATTTATCTTCCATTCTAAACTTCTTTTAACACCATACATCGGATTTAATTCTCCTTTTAGAAAGGACTTTCCTTTATTCCAAGGAGTTTTATTTAACATAGGATGAGGATTATTTTCTAAATATTTTTTAGAACTATTAGAAATAGATAGTTTTTGAGATTCTGATATTTTCTTACCTTTATGTGCCAGTCCTATTTTTGCTTTTGTTTCTGAAGACATAGCTGGATAAGATTCACCTGAAGCTGGAAGTGATAAGTTTAATCCGTTATCTCCTATAACATCAAACTTTTCTCCATAAAATGATTCGTAGATATTTCTATTTGATTCATCACATTCAAATATAATTTCAAAATTGTGATTGTCAAAACCATATTTTAATATAGAGTTATATACTTTTACTTGGCTTTTAACCCTAGCTGTTTTATATCTATACTTTCTGTCTTTAATATTAACAGTCGATCCAATATATACTTTACCTTCAGGATTAGTTATTTTGTAAATATATACCTTTCTATTGTTCATTAAAATTCTTTTTTAAGACGTTCCAAATACAAACAGAAATCCATAGCTTCAGCTTGAGCCTCATCTATCCATTGTAGCGTTGTTAATTTATCATTTCCCGCTAGTGTGGTACCATACTTTTTGATTCCCACATCAGATCTACTCTTAAATTTTTTTATAACCGACTCAACAACAGAGTCTACCTTTACGGTATCAAATATTACAGGAATGTTCTGTATATAAGCCTCTGGGTTGTTTTTTACTCTCTTGAAGTGATCTTTAAAATCATCTGACTTATCCATCTGATGTGTTGGATCAAACAAAGAAGGTAGTATATTTTTACCTGTGGCTTCATACGTCCATCCAGATTTATACGCTAGTGTGCCGTCATCCATTATATAATCCTTAATACATCTGTACTGTTGTCCTTTTTTAATTGTTTTCATGTTCGATATAAGTTAAAATTTTTCTTAATTCATTTATGGCGTCAAGTACCTCTTGTTTTTCTGAATCACACATTCCTTCATACAGCGCATCTGTTTGATCGTTTATGTCCTTGATAATCTGTTCAATATTTTTCATGTTTTTGTTTGTAAAATTATCTTATATATTTAAGCAAATGTAAATAACTTACTAACATTTATTAGCAATATTCTAACAATGTGTGTATCTTTTCGTAAAAAAAGTCAACCTTATCCTCTGGAACTCTGCTTACTATCTTATAAAGTTTAGATAGCTTCGCATTTTTATTTGATAAGTTCATATACTCCTTCTCATCTTCTGATATCAGATTAAGAGCTAGAAGTATCTTTAAGTACTTCTGTCTTTTAATATTGTCAGGCTCTATATGGTACCTAAAGTTATACACCGATCCGAGTACTGTAGCGTGCGTCTTATCAACAGTAGATGCTATCTCTTCGTACGTCATACTATAAAAGTCGTATAGTATCTTATAGTATATTGATCTAGCGTCTATGTACTCCATCTTCCTGCTCTTTGAATTTAAGTCTAAATTAAACTCAAACATAACATACTTCTTAACTTTTGAAGATATATCTGTAATCTCTTGTTGTGTTAGTTTATTTTTCATGGGTATATCTTTCCTTTAGTGTCGTGTAGGCAGAACGCCTCAAAACCTTGTTTAATTAATTCATCTATTCTAAACTTCTGTAGTGGCTTTAGCGTGTCTCCACCCTCCTTGCACTCTATAAAAATAGTTCTTCCGTCCTTGAAGCAGAACAGATCTGGATAACCACTAACGCTAAGCTTTATCGTGTTTATCACTATCCAGCCCTCGTTCTCGTACTTCTTCTTTACTTTCGCTTGATGCTTGCTTGCCATACCCTTTACATTTATTACAGTATAATGTGTCAGTGAATCCTAAATTAATTATAGCTCTACAGTTGTTGCACAGAGTGGCTCCGTCGCAGTTATTAAATTTGTGTAGTGGCCTCATTATTTACCTTTATTTATTAAGTAATACCATAGCCAAATCAGTTTTGATCTTATTAGTTCGTATAGTGCAATTATAACTAAATACTTCATAAGTTTTCTATTTCTTGTTTAACTTCTTGCCAATACTTAATATCTTCTCCTGTATGGTCTTCTAAATTATCTAATACTAAATCAACTGCTATTAATGCACATTGTTTAGCGTATCTTAAACGCATGTCCATATCTATAGAATCATCATAATGACTTTTAAAATTGCAATAAGGAGCAAACTTATCAATTAATTCTTTTGCTTTTTCTTTTTCTGTCATAATTTTTAAGGTTATAACCTTACGTTACCGTAACTACTTTAAGGCTACAGCCTTAAAATGTGATAACGTAAAGTTCTTTTTGTTAAGTACTTGTTTATACACATGCGACTCTATACCGCCCTGAGCAAATATCCAGTAGACTTTATTAAACTTTCGGTCCATAGTGGTCATCCTATCACGTGCCTGCCAGTAGCTGGTTGCAGAGAAGTCGATATTGTAGAACACTAAATACTCAGCGTTTCTAAGACTAATCCCCTCACGTCCCGATACGATCTGTAACGCTATAGACTTGTCAGTTTCGTTAAACTCGTCGATGTCAGTTGTCAATTTATCCTTGAATACTTCCTTTAGTGCGTCTAACTCTGCCTTAAACTTATAGAATATACCTATCTTGTTACCATAAAACCTATTTTTTATAAACCCAGCCTTAGAGGTATCAAACACCATGGAGTTACCAGACTCGAACTTAACCGTACCTGAGTACATCTGGTGTAGCTTCTGCTGTAATTTAACTGGTGTATCAGTTAAAATAACTTCCTCCTTACCTTCGACTACCAAATCCTTTTTTAATCGACTACACATGCTGTATGTTAGCGGACTCATCAATACATAAAGTATCTCCTCCTCGATTTCAGAACTAAATCCGGCCTGCTCCTGTGTAAAGGTGATGACGTAATCTTTTATCACACTCATCACTTTTTCTCTGTCGGCATCTGAGTAGTCGTTAACCTCATGCGATCCTAAATACTTTTTCTTAATCTTTACGAAGTCATTAGCCCATTTATAGAAGTTAGTATACTTCCTAAACGGTGATGCGTTAGAAACCCAGAACTGATGGTACAACTGACTATAACTCTCAGGACTCATGGTTCCGCTTAGGAATATCATTGGTAGACTAGCAAACATCTTCTTGAATGTCTTAGCTCCAACACCTGGCTTAGGGAATGATCCAAACCTATGGCTCTCGTCGTGCACTACAAGGTCGTAATCACCTATAAGTTTGTGCATGGACTCATCATTCATTACCTCTAAAGAAAAGTGCTGTGCATAATTGAAGTCATTATAGTCTCCAACGATAGAACTAATTGCTTTTTTCTTAGTAAGGAATAACACCTTGTTAGCCCCGAATAACTTAGCAGTTTCAAGCGCCATAAGCGTCTTGCCACAACGAACCTCTGCTGCTAAATAAACAATTTTGTTTACTTTTAAAATCTTAATAGCCTTATTTGCTATGTCTACCTGATAATCTCTAAGCTTTTTTTCCATATACCTCTTTGTATTTATAGGCTAGATTATTATTGCAAAACTCAATCTCTTCTGGTGTTAATGTCTTATAAAATATAGTACGTCCACCTGTAAATTTTTTGGCCTTGATGCATGATTTTTCATTTAAATAATTCCTAAATGACTTCTTACATTCTCGTAAATAGAAAGGGAATAATGGTAATCCATCGTACCTTTGATCTACTGACTTAATGTTTCCGAACTGCCATGATAACATGTCTACGTGTACCTCATCCTTAATAGATACCTTATCTATTTTTAATAAATCCTGAAACTTTGTTTTAATTTCTGCGGAAGGTTTGTTAAGTACAAACGCTACCTCTCTGTAGTTTAGTGTCATAGTAGTTCGTTTAAAAATAATACTCTGTTCTCTCTGGCCTTATCTATGTTATCTACTACGTGATTAATAACGTGTGACAGTAGTAATAGATCAGGCTCGTCAAACTCCGCTATCTGACTTATTAGTCTGTGTCTAGAGTTCATTAGGTTGGTCACCATCTGAGGATCATTCTTATACATTACGTTGTAGTTGTATATGACGTCCTTTTCAATATCGTTCTTGAGTAGGTTCGCTAGGTTCTTTGTTTTACCTTTCAACCTCATCTCGTCCATTAACTCCAGTGCTAGCTGTAGTGTTAATGATAATTCAATTCCTGTCTTCATCTTTATACTGAATTAAAAATCCTATTAATACTAAAATATTCATGCCGAATGAAGCGACGATCTCTCGTATGTCCTCGTAAACATTAATAGATAAGTGCACGTGACCTACTACCCAGAATGGTATAGCCAGGTTACTTGCTATCCATACTATGGTGTACTTAAGAAACCTCTTCATTAAATTCTTGAGCTAGTTCTACTATAGCTTCTTTGATTGTATTTCTATGGAATCCTGATTGAATTAACAATCCAGTCACAATATCGATATACTCATTGATATCTAAATCGTCCCCTTGGGTCTCTACCGAATATTTTTTGCTGTAACTTTCTAGTGTTAGTTTCATATTATTTATACCTCCATGATTTATTATTAATTATCTTGCCAACTTGAGTTTGACTTATTCCAAATAATTCTGCTAATTCTCTCTGAAAATAAATTCCTTTTAAGTTTTCTTTTTTTAATTTCTCAACTTCTGATCTATTTAACTTAGACATAGAATGGGTTTCTCCTGAATTAATTAGTCCGTTTTTATATGCATGTATTGAATTTTCTGAAGGGCTACACCATTCGAGATTCTCTACTCTATTGTCAGTCTTTATTCCATTAATATGGTTTACTTGAGGTTTGTCTTCTGGATTTAATATATGCGATAATGCTACTAATCTATGAATTTTCATTTGTTTCCTAACTCCATCAATGTAAATATTAACTGCTAAATATCCGTCTTTCTTTTTAATGTTTTTTAATACATTACCACGTTTACCTATCACATCTCCGTAATTACTTATGTAAAAATCTTTATATTTTTTAAACACTTTTTCCATAATTTCAACTATATTTATTCACTATGTATTTATAAACCTCGCTTAATTTTTCTTCAGCCTTTTGAACTGTTTTGTACCTCATAGATCCAAGCACTTCGGTACTGGTATACTCGTTACCATTCTCTCTATGCCAATCTTTACCGCAAGAAGATATACCTCCTCTTCTAATAGCGATACAGAACTGACCATCAATTGGTTTAATATAAACTTGATAGTCGAGTTCTATACACTTTTTAGCATCAGAATAAGAGTTGTGGTTCATCTTTTGGTTTTTCTGTCTGCGGTTTGTCTACAAACTTTATCCATCTTCCGTTCATGTCTCTACCCTCTATCGGCTGTACTCCAGATATAAATACCCCGTACGAGTCTAACCACTTGTAGAACATGTTTCTAGAGATAGTCATCTTGGCCTTAGGAGCAAAGTCTGGATTGTCTTGGATAAAGTCAACGTAAAGGTCCTGCTTATAAATTACAGTGTTGGTCTTTAACTTATCGCTATGCGCCTTACCATCAATAAGTCCACACCAATCAATAAACTCATGGCACGTCTCAGCTGATAACTTCCTGATCTTCAAGTTAACGAACGTACTCTTGATTAGTCCAGTAGTTAAGTAGGCTTGTAGGTTGTTGATCATGTAGTTATCGAATCGACACCACTCATCCTCGTCCCACTCGCTAAACAATAACCTGCCGAACTCAACCTGTGGCGTAAACTCCTTGGTATAGAACTGCTTGAACTCTAACTCCCATTTACGTCTCTCGAATGAGTTGCCCTTACCCTTGATCGCGTAGTTGGTTGTGATGATAATCTTTGGCGACTTATCAAATGGTATCTTGATCGCGTCCTTGTTCTTCTTCTCAATTGTAATACCCTCTGTAATAACGGAGAACAATCTCTCAAAGTCAAAGTGCTTCTTAACGTCATCAAACGATAGTACCTGTGTGTCAACCGACATGGTCTGGTATGGGAACGAACTATCAAAGTTGAAACGCTTACCATCGATCGAAGCGGTATTCTTCATCTTAGATACAGCATTAACAAACAATCCCTTACCTGTACCACCCTCTGGATTGTCGGTGATCACCTCGTCATTCAGTATCACAGCTGGGCAGTAAGAAAAGTTCTTGTACCCGTGCAATAAGAATCCGATCGTACTCTCCATTGACTTAATTCTACTCTCGTCACCTCCAGATATATTAGAGATAAATACCTTGTAGTCACAGTCCGTAACCTCACATATATCAAAGTCCCTATCGATAACCTGATCGCTCCATACGTATCCGCCTAGATCTAGGTAGTCAATAATATTCACCTTGTCCTTAGTGATATTTACAGCGCAGTTTCTATAGTATAGGTACGCGTTGTCCTTGTCGTCTTCCATGAACGATACGTCAACCGATGTAAGTAGCGACAAGAAGTCGTCCTTAAAGAAGCGCGTCTTATCAGCAAAGTAGTTATAGATCGACAGGTCGTCAAGTCCTTCTAGATACGTCAAAACAAAGTCCTTAATCTCATCGTCAGATGTGTGGTTGATGAGGTTGTTGGTTACCCTTACGAATATAGAACTCTTACTACCAGACGGAGTAAACTTATAGAACCCGTTGTCCTCTAAGAACTCTTTGAATAGGTAGTGAACTATACTGATAGATCCCTTGTCTGACTTGGTCCAGAACTTCTTGGCCGACTCGTCCTGATCTATTGTGCTAATCACAGTATCGATTGTGTTCTCATCTAGCGCTGTAGTCATAAGCTCAGACTTAATATCCTTCTTGGACACCCCTCTCTTAATCTTTTGACGTACCTGAGCCAGCTTGTCGTCGTCCTCGTAGAACTTTGTACCGTGCTTACTTGTGTTTCTATATGCAGACTGAATAGCTGTGTTAATCTCAGACATAGGAAAGTCCTTAGCCTGAAACTGACTCATAACATACTCGGCCAGTGACTGAGATATCCCGTACTCGTTGAACGCTGATGCCAATATAAACACATTGTTGTTACGCTCTCCATCTACCAGTCCGTACCTCTTTGTCCACCACTTCATTAGGATGTCAACGATCTTATTCTCGTTTGTGATTGGTATGGTTGGTTGGGAGTTGAACTTCTCCTTCTCAACGTACTCGTGCTCAGCTATCTCTGTCCACTCTTCAGAGTCCTCGTTGATGTATATTGCTGGATCGTATGACTCGTAGCATACGCGCGATATGTTCTTGCATGCCTTATCAAACTGAGGAGATTCGAAGTGCTTCTCTAGTGCGTTAAAGTAGTTCTTATGATTATCTGGATCCTTAGGTATCTTAACGAGTACCTTCAGTCCGTCTCCTGATGGGGATATAAACACAGAGTAAACATAGTTGTCTGTGGACAGTATATCCTTCTCCATCTTCATCTCCTTAGCTGTAGCGTACCCATCAAAGTCTAGGCATATATATCCACTGTGTTCTACTAGCGCGGTGTCGAGTCTTTTATTAAATGTACCCGAGAAGCATATCGCTGGTAGTGACTGCTTCATAATATTTCTGAGCGACTTGTCCTTTTCTTTTCGGATCTTTTCTACTAGCTCCTTGGAGTGACCATCTCTGGTGCGTTCTAGTATCTTTTCGATTGGTCGAAAGAATGGCGTCTCAGTTTGTTTTATATTAGCAAATATTGTTACCATTGATTAAAATTTAAATTAAAAAGGCCCCGAAACACTCGAGGCCTGATGAGTGTGATACGTCTAATTAAGGGATGTCGTTAGTCGCTTCCTTCTTAATGTTCCAGCCTTGGATGCTGTTGAAGTACTTGGTCTCTCCTTGTGGGTTAGTCCACTCGCGACCTTTGAGATTTATACCAACCTCTACGTCATCTCCAACACTATACTTGTCTAGTATCGCGCACTTGTCCTGATTGAACTCAATGCTGATGTGTTGTGGATACTGCTCGTCAGTTGATACTACGATTTCTCTTTTTGAAAACTTATCAGATACTTGTTGTGTTGATCCGATGAACTTGATTTTTCCTTTTACTTCCATGTTGATTTAATTTAATTTAATTTATAATTCTTCTTCAATGATATAATTGTTTATGTCAGCCCATGCGTCCTTACCGAAGAACTTATTGTACTGATCGATCGCCGAGATTACCTTAACTCGTCCAGACTCTAAGAAGTCGTCGCTACAAGTAAACTCTCCTAGCATTCCGGTCGCCTTGTCTATCACGTAGAAAACTAACGGCTTACCAAAGAACTCTTGGTATAGGTACGCCTGACTATCGTAGTTGTACTTCTTTGCGCTGTATCTAAACTCTGATATCTTTGACGTCGTCTTAATGTCTATGATCATCTCGTCGGTCACGATGTCAGCCTTACCCTTCCACATAGCTCCATATATCTCCTTAACATTTGGCACCTCGAACTGATTACCAGCCTTGTAGATGTTGTCGTAGAAGTGAAGGTTGCCCTTCATCGTGTTGACAAGGTTGTTAAGCTCATCTACTTCAGATCTAAGGATAAGTATACTAGCTCCAGACTCCTTAACCGCGTCCTTATAGATACTCGTATTACGGCTTGACGCGTCTACGACATTAAAGTTTCCTAACTTCTCTGGCTCCAGTACGGCAGTGTGAAAATAGCTACCCTCGATCATTGCTTTAGTGGTCTCCGTATTCTTCTTGAAGTTCTTAGGATTGTTTAATAAGTCTCCGATGTCTGAGTTAGATAGAAACTGCTTGCCTAGATCACCGTAGTAATTCGCGTCATTCTTTAATTGTTCAATGATATTAGTCGACATAATTTCCTAGTTCTTTTTTAGTGGCAGTAGAGATGGTATACTTAGACTGCAAGTTGTTAATAATACTAGCCAGTCCTAGTTGCTTGTTTGCCTTAACGTACTCTATCACTCCAGCCCAGTTAGGTGACTCTGGTGTTAGTTCTGTCTTGGCATTCACTGGTTCTGATCCCTCTCCTACTAATATTATCCTATTTATAGCTAGTCCCTGAGCCTCTCCAATTCGTCCCTTGTTAGGCTTAACACTTAACTCAATTCTAATGTTCTTCCATGCATTAACGTCCCCTGATTTAACAGCGTTGTGTAGCATCTTACAGTTACCTGAGTTTAAGATCATTGGCTTGGTTGGTCGTCCAGACGGTAGCTTGGCTTCCTTAAAGTAGGCAACGTTCTTAAGTTCCTGCTTGGTTAGTTGTACCATCTTCTGCTCTACTCTTTCAACGGTGAGCTGTACTGGCCCGTCTAGTTCGTATGAACTCATGAATGGGCTGTCGAATGCGTCTTTCCAGTTTGTCATTTTATTTTAGATATTATTTGTTTAACTTCCTCTATCTTAGCGATGCAGTCCTTGACGTCTTGGCAGTTCTCTGTCTTTAAGTCCAGGTACTTTCTTAGTGCCTGCTCTACGGTTAGGTAGTACCACTTGTCTGTGTATATAAAGTCTACCATCTTACCGTCCTTCTCACGCTGTCTAGGTGTTGCGAAGTTCAGTGTTGTACCTGAGCCGTCGCTTACAATTGAATACTCTTCGTCTATTCTCATATTATTTAAGTTTTAAAATTTCAGTATACTTATTCATTATGTAGGTTCTGTGCGACTTCATGGAGTGGTAGTGCTTCTGATTGTTACGGTTCGTTAGTTCCGTTCTAATCTTAGTCTGTATTCCATTAAGCGAGCAGTTGTAGTTGAAGATGCATAGGTTGTATACTCCCATTCTGAATCCATGATCAAAGAACACCTGGTACTGGTCTTCTGAAATCTCAGTATAGGTATCTCCTGGAATCTTGGTATTGTATATCGCAATATGACCTTCTCTGTTCTCTATCTTTATACCCTTGTAGATATAAGATACGGATACTGGAGTCACCAGCCTTGTAGCTAGTGAGTCCATCTTTGCCTGATTAAAAATTTCTTCTTTCATGTGGCAAATATAAATCTATAAAAGATAAATTCCTAATTTTTCTTTAAATTCTTTTAGCATTAGTTCAGCTATGCTCTTTGATTTAACAACTATTCCAAACACAAATGGATTTGAAATCACCGTTTCTCCAACACCTAACTTACCGCAATAAAATATTCCGAACTTAGTTTGTTCTGAATTCCAGTTTGCTTTCCATCCGTCGTTGTGAGCTATTGCAAAGTTTGTCATTTCAGCTATTAAATTACACTTGAAAGCTACGTTGTTGGCGTCCTCTTCTCTTTTAAATACAAAAAGAGGGTTGGCTAGTACGTTTCTTGATCCCTTTAACGTATGAAATCCTTCGTCTGCGTATGAGTTTATTTGATAATAAGTTTCTACAGATGGTCTAGATAATAGTTTTGAGTGCAGCCACACTTTTGCTGGACTAATTAATTCTTTTAATTGTTTAATAGTAAACTCTCGTCCGTTTATGTTTATTGTTTCCATTGCTCTTTTAGTTTTTCTTTTATTGCTTTTAATTTATTAATGCAGTACGTGTTGTCTCTGACCTCTAGTACCGCTATAACTATGTCTATGTCATTAAGTATTTCTTGTTGCTCTGTCATTAGAATAGTCTTTTGATTTGTGAGTTATCCATAGATAGAACGCTTGTGATGGCGTGATCCATGTCGTCGTTTGTACTTAAAATTTTGAAAAGAACGTGTACTTTCCTGTCTGTCAGTCGTTTGCCTTGTGAGAAACTCTTCACTCTCATCAACGTCTCTTGAAACTTGTTGTGCTCGTCTGGAGTAGTCAAGGTATCTCCTTGATCGTTTACCCATCTTCCATTAATTACTTTCATCGTATATTGTTAGTTTAGAATCTATAGGTAGATCGTACCATAGATCGATTAGTTCTTGATTAATTTCTTCTTCTCCGTATAGACTCTGTAGTTCTTGACGTCCTAGAGTTCTGTACCATGTGTCTAGCTTGTTTTCTATTGCTTCTCTATATGTTGCCATTCGTATTTGATTAGTGCAAAAATTATATTCTGCCTGGTTAATTTTTTAGCCTCTGACCAGCTAAGGTTAGACTCGTTCATTTCGTACTTTGCAAGTTGTCCAAATTTTTTATTGTACTCGCGCTCTCTATCGATGTGCTTCTGTATGTTTACTTTTCTTCTCATCTATTAAATTATTAATGTATTTATAAATTTCTAATTCACGTTCTGTGCTGACTATCATTGTCGCTACCGTATCGGAATCTATTATCCCGTTGCCGTTAAAGAAGTCATCGTATAGACTCCTTAGTTCTCTGTTAAGACACTCTAGTTTAGAGGATATCTTTATACTAGCTTCATGTTGCATAGTAGCGATATTACTATTACTGTTTCTATTGTTGAAAATAGTATTATTACTACTCCAAACGGATCGTCTTTTGTTTTTCTTATCCCCCAGTTGGATAGGTGTGTTAGTACTGTGTGTAGTAGTATTACTACTGCTACTGCTAGTGCAAGTGGTATCTGTATCATATCTTATTTCTTTTTAAGTTCTTTTAAAATTTGTGTTAATAAATATATGACTATGCATATATTAAGTGATATTCCAATTAGTAACATTTCCATGTGTTATTTGTTTTTAAATGTTTCGTTGTAGTATTGTTCTGAATTTTTTCTTATCTCGTTGTTTATATGTTGTTCATATTCATCATCTACACCATCACAAAAAGCATCTTCAATTTGTTCTTTTTCTATTTCTTTGGCTTGATCATATATACTATCAAATTCATCTTGGGTAAAATGTTCTTTTGATTGCATTTGTTTGAAATACCATTCTACTGCTGTTTGTTTCATAGGTATAGTATTGCTTCGTCTTCGGTTATGTCTTCGTCTTGTATGGTCAGTCTTCTGTTGGCCTGGTCTGGAAGTGTCAGGTAAAATACCCACGACTCTGTTACCTTGCGCGCCTTGGTAGGAAAGTTCTTGTAGTCCAGCGTTGGACGTCTAAACACAACCCTATCCTCGTATACCTTGTACACAAACTCTTGGCTGAACCAGTCGTTGCGTATATGAACGTTGAAGTAGTTAAACTTCTTGGCGCTATTAGGGTATAGCCTTACTTCGTTATTCTGTATAAAGTCTCTCATGTCTTTTCACTATCATCATTTTGATGATTTCTTTTTTATCGTTAATATATATTCATTACTTGTTTACTACTACTACCATCATGGTAAAGAATACTGCCCATAGCAGTATCACGTAGGCTATTTGTTTTTTCATAGTTCTTTTTGTGTTAGTGCGTAATATAAGTTTTGAAGTTGGTGGACATATTCTATTTTATAACATATATTATAAACCACTTTATCTTTTCTTATTCCGAATTCAGTATTATAAAATTGTCCCTTTTCGTCTTTACCTTGTGCATGAAAAACATATTTTTCAAAGTCATAATTCCATCCATTGTAAACAAATCCAAACTCTATTAACCAATCTTCTGTTAATGGTATTGGATTACAATCTAAGGCTCTTTTATTATTAACTCTATCCCAATCATCTATACTCATATTAAGTTTTTCAACTATAGTAGGAACATTACCTTGTATGATAATATTCCCCATTCTTAATTCGTTTATTTTCATTTGTTTAGTTATTAGGTACACAACAATTCGATGGGCATACTACCGCGCACTGCGGTGTATCGTGAAAACCAACACACTCGGTACACTTGTCCGCGACTATGTAGTACACCTCATCTGATTGTGGTGGGTGTTTAGTTGTGTCGTTCTTGTACGACCACTCAACACCTGGTTCGTATATTGCGTTGTTGGGACACTCCCACTCGCATAGTCCGCAGTTGATGCAACTATCTGTTATCTTCAGACTCATATTCTTTTCTTCTTTTTAACATTGCTTCAGCTATTTGGTATGCTCTAATAGCTATATCATTTGATATTGTTCCTATGCTCCAAGCCTCATGGTCTAATAGTATTCCAGTTAGTACTTGACCCGCGAAGTAGTCGCGTAGTGTCATGCCTGGATTAAACTTTTCTTCTGAATGCTTTAATGGAAATGCCGTTGGGTTTTTAATTGTTTTCATTGATTAATTTTTTAATTATTATTAATATTTTATCTTCTTCTACCTCGTAATTTAGGTCGTCTGAAATGTTTACTAGTACTGTATCTTCATCTTCCCAAAGGCATAACTTTAACGTTGGAATTGTAATATATCTTTCCTTTAATGCTTTTGAAATTCTATCCTCTATTGTGCACATAGTTCCCAGTTGTTAAGTTGTTTTACATTTTGTTTTGTTAGTCCTAGTTCCTTTACAATAAACTTAGCCAGTTTCTTATTGCCTATCGTACCTTCGTCTATTACGTTAGTTCCAATGTAGCTGGCCACGTATGATGGTGGCGTGTTTAGTACTCTATTACAAAACTTTACGTCTTGGCCTAGGAAGAATTGTTTTCTGTTGTACTCTAGTGTCCAGTTACGACCGAACCCGTAGTCGCCTTGTGTGATAATTACTCTCATGTTATTAATTAATTTAAAGTTAGTGAAGAGGGCAGGACTCGAACCTGCACTATGATTTTTATCATAATTTTAAACGATATTTACAATGGATGGATTTTTTATACTTAACTCCATAAGTTAAATCATATTAAGTATTTAGCGTCTTCCTTTTTCGCCACCTCTTCGTGTGCTAGTCTTTCCTAGCAGTCACTTATGTGTTGTTTTACGTTTTGAAATCTTTCCAATTCAAAAACTGACAGACGTAGCGATACAATCAACAACACGGCCTACATTTCAAAGTTGGAAAGGAGTTATGATGTCAGTCTTTTTATTGTTAGGTTGGTGTTTGTTTTAATTCTATTTAGTGTGTCCTCGTGCTTGTCCTCGAACCACTTCGGTACGTCTACAATCACTAGGTAGTCGTTAACTATCGTATGCTCGAATGACTTCGGGATAAAGAACGGCTGACCACCATTGTCGATAGTAAGCGCGTTGTTGCTTAGTTGTCTGCGGTATAGTTGTAGTGTCATTATCGTATAAAGTATTGGTTATCAAACTTATATCTCTGTCCGTTGAAGTTCTGTGCGTACACTAGTATGTCGAACTGGTCTGTGCTTACCGCGATGCAGTTCTGTGTTAGTATCGTGGACAACTCTTCAATCTTCTTAATGAAGTGGCTAGTCCTAGCGTATGGACTTTCGATGTGCACTACTAGTGTTGGTTCGTTCTCGTCTTCGTATCGTCCGATGGCAAACTTGTACGTGTCTAGCGCATAGTCTTCTCTTAACTTGTTGATGATTGCCTCCTGGCTTAATGGATTGTTGTTTAGTCCGATGTTTAAAATTGCTTTCATATTAATTAAAGTGTTTATAGGTTACGTTTTTGTTGTCTCCGAATAGGAAGTAGCTTATTTTGTCGTAGATTTTTGAGATGATTGTCGCCATAATGATTTGCCTTTTTTAAGTATATAATTTGATTGGTGCTTGTTTAGTCCGTGGTGTTCCTGCCACCTTGAGGCAGTGAGCCAGTTGTTTACGTAGTCTAGGTATAGACTCTCGATGTATTTGTTAGTTAACTGCATATGCTAATAAATTAAAGATTACTATTGCTAATACGATTGTTACCTGTAGGTATAGTCTACCTTGTTTTTGTGATTTTGTCATAATGTTGTTATTGGTGGTTCGTTTTTACTTGTGGATAGAAATATTTCAAAGTATAGATTCGGAAACATATCGCTTAGTGTATTAATTATTTGCTTCGCTTCGCTTTCTGTTTTGTAATATCCTTGCCATCCGATTTGTCCGTAAGAGCCATGCTCTAAAATGTGGTAGTATATCTTATTCATTTTCGTATAGTTTACCATTTTCGTCGTACCATTCATCTTCGTCTTCTTCAGCATCCCACTCTGTGTAGTATATAAACTCATCATTGTATGCACATTCTAAATCAGCATACGTATGTTCGTTTACAAAATTGATTGCGTCTGCTTCGTTTTTAATGTAAGTATCTAAGCACTCGCAGTACCATCCTTCGTTCATTCCTTTGTTTGTGATGTCACATTTTCTTGCAAATTTTTCCATGATATAAATAATTAAATTGGTTAAGACTCCCGAAGGAGTTTCGTCTACTTAAGACTCATCAGTTAACCTCATACTTTATAATTCCATTCCATTCAGGATGTTTAAATAGTTCAGGACAGAAATAACAATCAAATCCTTCATCTTCTAATTTATCAATAAAAGAATCATAAAGACTATCGTCTAATTTATAAACCGTTCCTTTATCATAAATCACAACTTCATTGTTGTCTTCTAATGACGTGTTCCAATCTCCATTTACATAAATTTCTACTAACATAATAATTAAGTTTAAACGTTTCGCTATTCTGTAGCTCATCAGTATGGATAACACATCCATATACGTTTCTAAACCAATTATAAAACTCCCGCCTTATAATCTTTATAACATCTATTTGATGCTGTTTACATTTCGCTCTTCACGGCAACTACTCCGCTTATAACACCTGTTTGTTCAGTAGGATGGTTATGGTGACATCTACACCTCCGCCACATCTTAGGTCTGTGGTCTCAACCGATTTGATTAGTAGTGAAGTTCTCTACTCGTTCATTTGAACACCGCAAACATATGGCGACAATTTCAATGTACCAAATAAAAATTAAAAAAAGTTTTGTTTTTAGTGCATTTTTATGATATTCTCAGTGAATTGATTATTTTGATGAGAATAATGCAATGAATTGGACCTGATATTGACAATTATTCAACAAAAAACAACGAAGTTAGTTTAATGTGTTGATTATCAGTGTTTTACGTATTGTATTTGCTTACTATTGGATTTGTGTGGGGAAGGTTGGGGCGGTGGCTATTTCAAGTCTCTGTATATCTACGCGAAATACCAATTCACACGCAAATATTCTCATGACGCGGGAAGGCCTGTAAACACTGGATTTATGACAACTTTTCTTAAAATATGACAACTTTATGTCAAGAATTTTAAGCTAACTAACTGATAATTAACGTTTTATGTCAACATGTCGTTTTTTACTATCCTAAATGCATTTAAAAAAAAAATAATATATATATAAAAACGTATAGGCTCTATATAGGGATAAAAACGTCATGGCGTCATATTTCGTAAACTTTCCTTTACTGGTGTGGCCTAGCGCCATGACAATTATTTTAAATCTTGTCATTTGGCGTCATATTTCGTCATTTCTTGTCATGGATTAGGTGCTTAATCGTCATACAGACATATGTTGTATCTTTGCATAAAAATAAATGATATGAAAAAATGTACAAAATGTAGTATTGAAAGTGATGCTACGAATTTCAGAAAGGACAAGAGTAAGGTTGATGGATTGAGACCTATTTGCAAGACGTGTGATAAAAGTTATTTCAAATACTTTGGTGTTGACAATAAGGAACGATTAAAACAATACAGAGACTCGCGCAAGGAATTAAAGAGAGAGTATGATAAGCAGTATAAGATTGATAACAAAGAACGTATCAACGAGAGAGATAGATTATACCAGCAACGTAAACGATTGGAGTAGTTTGGTATGGATCTGATCGGTTACTCTCCGTAAAAAAAAGGAATTATAGGTACGTATACGTGCGCGTATAGTAGTACGTGTATGCGCGTAATATAATAGACACTTGCGTGTAGGGGTAGGGCAGTCCAGAAAAAGCCAAAAATTCTCGGCAAGTCCAGTGAAATCAGTACCCCACCCTCGATTTTTAAGTCGTTTTCGTTTTGGCATCCCATCCGCAATATCTATATATTACCTAAACACTACGCATATCTGATAAAATTTTATTATATTTGCCAAATGAAAGACGAATACATTAAGTTACGAACGCAGGACGACATGCCGATCAGCTGGTTCCATCGTTACTTTATAGAGAAGACGGGTAGGAACATTCACTTCAATCACTTCCACATGTTCTTTATGAACGGGGATGTTCACGAGATAATGAACTACCTGGATAAACAATTCGACTTGACCGTAGTCATAGGTAAAAACGGTAATGTAATTAAGGTTGTACAATAAACAGTGCTCTTACATGCACGTTAAACTTGTAAGATTGGTCTCTGATGTTAGGGAACGCTTGTGAGTTGCAGTGAATATTAAACTCTCGACGTAGTTGTTCATCGGTAATAAAATCTGCTTAGCGGTGCAGATGCTACTAAACAACTAACCGTAAGGTCAGGTGGGTGTAATGAGGGATGGTCCCGAATCCATGAAATACTGGTTGCTTATCCGGTTCGAGTCCGGCCCTGACACAATAAGCGTTACGCGGTTAAACGGAAAAACACGCCGTGCGGAGTGACCTTCAGAGGTGGTCGATAAAGAACTCGAAACGTGATAGTACATGAAGCTCATGTTATAAGCAACTATCGAAGTGCGACTAAGGATGACGCTGCCTTAGTGGAATAGTACCGGTTGGTGTAAGTAGGAATAAATACTGCCTAGGGTAAGCATTACTTTTAGAAGTAGATGAGAGTTCGAGTCTCTCACCGGTATCAACAGCCACGCTCGCGAGTGGATCGTAAAACACAACACACTTCCCGTAAGATCAGTGCGCTCAGGTTGTTCTCATCGTATAGGAGATAGAGTTAGCTTTCTCGACGTCGTTCAAAAAGGCGCTAAGGCATCGGTTTAGGCTCGGGATGTCCCAGGCGCCGATGCTTTTACATATAATAATGCATTATACTACATTTTTATATGATATAACATATAAATGTGTGCTTTTACCAACAATAAATGCACTATACCGCATATAACGTTGGCAAATACCGGCGATAATTGCCGTTATTATATAGGTGGGTAGATATGTTCATTTAAAATCAGCGTTCATTGTCAATGAACATTCAAATATAATGAACAATGTTCGATATTCTAGACATTTCTAGACATTTTGTGTATAATAACAATCAAATAATTTTATTACCTTTGTAGCATGACAGAAATAGAAATTCAATCAAGGTTTAATGTAGGTCCAGCAATTGGATGGGGATACTACGGTAAGGACGAGGAGTTCGACTACGGAGAATTAATAATATATCTAACATTTATAAGTATACACATCAGATGGGAATAAAACTAGAAAACAACAACAAGCCGATGCCAACACAGGAGATCGGATTGTACAGAATGGCCAAGGCTAAAAAAGACATGCACGAGGCTAAAGAGATGATGGAAAAATCTATGACGATGGCTAACGCCATTAATTTAGCTAAGACCATGCCGACCATGTCCTTTATGAAGGGTAAGAAAAAATAAGAAATTCCATTCTTTGCCTAAACATTTTTGTTTAGAACGAGCACCCTAACGGGTGCTTTTGTTTTTAATAAATAATATGTATATTTGTCGAGAATTAAATCTAATATATTATGGAAACAAGAGAATTAACATTCGGAGAAAAGTTAGTTGGACTAACATTTAACCCTTCAGGAGATGCTAATGTGAACAGAGCAAAAGAACTTTGCGCAGAACTAGCAGACCTACTAAATCAAAACGCGGATCCAAACTCAGAGAGACCGCTATGCAGACTATTATTTGATAAGGCCATCGGTGATATACTAGATGCGCAGATGAATGTAGTCAAAGTCTTAACATTTCAATACTAAGAAATGAAGTACAGAAAAAAACCGATAGAAATCGAAGCGGTTCAGTTTATCATAGAGTTTACTCAATTAGATAAGCTTAGAGAGTTTGCCGGAGATAATATAGACTATCAATGGATACACGAGGGTGAGATATCTGTTAAAACATTAGAAGGGAACATGCGCGCATATGAAGAGGACTATATTATTAAAGGTATAAAAGGAGAGTTCTACCCATGCGACAAAGATATCTTTGAATTAACTTACGAAAAAATTTAATATGACAAACTTCGGATACAGTCCAAAAGTTCTAGACTTTGAACAAGAAGGACGAGAAAAATTAATCAACGGCATCACCACGATCGCCAAGGCAGTAAAGAGCACACTAGGACCGCGCGGAAAGACCGTACTGATCGAGTCAATCAACCACACGCACGGTATTACAGTAACTAAGGACGGTGTAACAGTCGCTAAATCAATTGATCTACTAGATCCAGTAGAGAACCTAGCGGTAAAGATGATGAAGGAAGCGGCAGACCGCACCGCGACAAGCGCTGGTGACGGTACCACAACGGCCATCGTACTAACAGAGGCGCTGGTAAAGCACGGTCAGGACATGATCACCAGTAATCTGAACACGACAGAGGTGATTAGACAGATCAACGACACAACAAACAAGCTAATCAACCGACTAGAGAAGCGCTCAAAGAAAGTAACAGGAAAGACGTTAAACAACGTGGCGTCGATATCTGCTAATAACGATTCTGAGATTGGTAATTTGATCTCTGAAGCGTACGACAAGGTGGGTAAGACCGGTATCGTAACGGTTGAGAACTCACAGACGGCTGAGACCTACTGCGAGTACACTAACGGTATCAAGGTAAACAGAGGATACACGTCACAACTATTCGTGAACGACCACAGAAAGGACGAGTGCATACTAGAGGACGTACACATTCTAGTTACGGATCAAGAGATCAACAACATCCTATCAATCGAGAACGTGCTTAGAGACGTGATCCAGACTGGCAAGAAACTATTGATCATCGGGCCGTGCAGTCAAAACGTAATTAACACACTGGCAATCAACGTAGTACAGAAAGGACTTAAGTTCTGTAACATCCCACCACCTGAGTTTGGTTATAAGAGAAACGAACTGATGAACGATATTGCGTTGGCAGTAGGTGCCAAGTACTTCTCAGAGCAGACTGGAGATGATTTAAGTCTTATGACAATCGAATCACTTGGTAAGGCTAAGCGTGTAATAGTTGGAAGAGAATCAGCTTCAATTATAAAATCAGAGTCGACCACTGACGTGGTAGAAGAAAGAGTAACTCAGTTATGGCAGGCTCACGACTTGAGTAATAAAAAGAACGACCAGGACTTTATCAAGGAGCGTATTGCCAGCTTGACAGGTGGAATAGCTGTGATTCACGTCGGAGGAAACTCTGACCTAGAACAAAAGGAACGCAAGGACAGGGTAGACGATGCGGTATGCGCGGTACGATCTGCACTGGAGGAGGGCATCCTACCTGGTGGCGGAGTAGCACTGTTTAATGAGTCGTACGCGATCATTGCAGATGCAGACGATATGATCGAGGACATCAGCGCAGAGCAGTACGCGGCCATGCATATTGTGGCAAGAGCTATTCAGGCACCACTACTACAGATATTCGAGAACGCCGGACTAGACGGGTACGAGCTGATGGATGGACTACAAGGATATACTGTTGGATTCGATATCAAGAACATGACAACCGGAGACATGTACAAGATGGGTGTAATTGATCCATTAAAGGTAACAAAGAACGCGCTGAAGAATGCCGTATCGGTATCTACAACAGTGCTTAGTACTAACGCAATTATAACAATGGCAAGAGCATAATGGAACAAGCAAGAATGAATTCATCAGGAACACTTACGTTTAAGGATACAAATAGTAGTAGTTACTTAGGAGTAAGTACAGGTACTGGATTTACAAATCAAGGACTAATATATAATACATCATCAAACGTCGGAATGGGAGATCCATTTCCAAATCAAAAACTAACAGTAACATCAAATAAAATGAAACAAGTAAAAGCAGCGCTATTCACAGTAACAAGAGACGAGAAAACAAATGAAATTATTGACTCTGAATTCGTAAAGGAGTTCTGGGTAAAGCAAAAACCAGGCGTGTCGTTCGAAGTATCGGCATCATTTGCTCTTGGATACGCTATTAATCCAGACAATGAAATAATTAGAGAATTATTAACTATGAGTCTATACTAGTATGCAACCAATAAATAAGTACGTAGTAATAAATTCAATCGACGAGCAGATCCAGACAGAGTCTGGACTGCTTTTATCAGGGAGTGACAACGAAAAGTTTCGCTACAAAAAAGGCCAGGTCGTTCGACCTGGCACCAATGTAGACTGTGTAAAGGAGGGGGACCTTATATATTATGATAAGGGAGCTGGTTACACCATGCTAATCAACGACACTCCTTATACGATTATATTAGAGCGAGACATCGTCGTTGTTCTTTAGACTCTTTTTGTACTCTAAATAAGGAGTTATCTCCTTTCTTCTTTTAATAACATGAGGCTGCTTCTGGTACTCTTGCTCAGCAAGATCAGACAGCCTCTTTTTTTCTTTTCTTGTACGATTCATCTTACGAATTATAGTTTTATCACGGTCCATAGCGTACCCACTGTTTCTTTTTTGAAACATCGGGTTGGCACTAGGTGATTCTGAGATAGTCTGCTCACCTTCTAGCTTCTTGTAGATAGCCTTTATAAGGTTTCTACCCTTCAATGAAACCTCATATAACGTAGCTTCATTACCGATACGTTCCCTCCACTTGCTAATCCACCCGTCACGGTACAGTCTAGCAAATCTTACGTTGTCCCAGGACATCATCTTGTTGAATTCTATAAATTTTGACTTGTTAAAAAGCCTCTCACTATGTAAAAATAGCAGCATCTCTAGGTCTGAGTAGCTTAGACCGTGTTTTTCTCTTGCCCATATACGAACAATGCGCCAGTACTTTAGATAATCTGACTTTGGTTCGACTCTTGTGTAGGTTTTCTTTATTATTTTAGTAAATTTCATTTGAATTAAATTTAATATCTTTGCAAAGATAAATAATTTATAGCTATGAAGAAAAAATGCGCACCAAGCATGGCTGCAAGTAAGAAAAAAGCAGCTCAGTACGAGTCAAAAAAGTCTCTTAATGGTAAAATGAGCTACCTAAAAGGTAACGTAAAGAAATAAATTATGCCACTAAAGTCAGGAAAGAGCGCTAAAACTATTAGCGCCAACATAAGAACAGAGATGAAGCACGGTAAGTCTCAAAAGCAGGCTATAGCTATAGCATTATCAAAGGCAGAAAAGTCTAAAAAGAAGTAACATGGTTGATAAGAAGTCAATGAAGTGTAACACTCCTAATAGAACACCTAGTCATCCTACAAAGTCTCACATTGTGAAGGCTTGTACTAATGGAAAGGAAAAGATAATCCGATTCGGAGAGCAAGGAGCTAAGACAGCAGGAAAACCAAAGGCAGGAGAGAGCGACGCAATGAAGGCGAAGAGAGCATCATTCAAGGCGAGACACAGTAAGAATATAGCTAAAGGTAAGTCGAGTGCGGCTTACTGGGCAGATAAAGTAAAGTGGTAGTATGAAGATGATGAAAAGAAAAGACGGATCAGTATCTAAACGAGGTCTATGGGACAACATTAGAGCTAATGCTGGAAGTGGAAAGGCTCCAACAAAAGAGATGCTAAAGCAAGAAAAAAAGATAAAAAAGAAGAAATAATGCCAGGTAAAACTGCTACATATTACAAAGAGAATCCAGAAGCTAGAAAAAAGCGTAACGAGTATCAGAAGGAATATAATAAATCTGATAAACAAGTAGCTAAACGAGTAGAGCTTAACCGAGAGAATCGTAAAAGAGGAACATACGGAGATAAGAACGGTATGGACCTAGCACACACGAAGAAGGGGTACGTAATGAAGAAGGCGTCAGTTAACAGAGGTGATACTAATGACATGCCTGGAGATAAAAGAGCTAGAGGCAAAAAAAATAAATAATATGTTACTAGGAAACGCAATTGAGTTAGTTACTACTAAGACAGGAATAAAAAAGGTAGTAGACAAGGTATCAGAAAAAACAGGAAAGGACTGTGGATGTGCTGCTAGAAAGGCAAAACTAAACAACCCTAATTTACTAATAAACAAAATATTAAAATAAGATGGCATATCAAAAATTACAGACCGAAAGAGGCTTAGCAGTAGTTAAATCTGATACGGTAAATATTCCTTCAGTTAACGGAGCAGAAAAAGCAGATCCGTGTGTACTATACACTGGATCAGGAGGAATTATTAGAGTTCTTACCGCAGGAGGTGATGACATTACGTTAAATGCTGTTCCAGCAGGAGTAGTATTGCCAATTCAAGTAGTTCGTGTATTCTCAACAACAACAACAGCTACAGGAATAGTAGCTCTTTGGTAGTATGCGTAAGAACCTTGATACAATAATAAACAGATGGATAAGTAGAAAGCTTTTCGTTTTTCTTATAGGATGTGCTGGACTATTCTCAGGCACACTAACATCTTCAGACTGGGTTATAATAGCAACAGCGTATATTAGTATTCAAGGTGTTACAGATATTGTCGAAAAATTATCCATAAGAAAAAATGAGTAATTTAGAGATAGAGAGATTGGATAGACTTGAAAAAAAACAGCAGGAACTTGTTGAAGACTTGGCTATTGTCGGAGAAAATATCCGCGACATTAAGAACGCTATTGTTGGCAATGAGCTCAACAATAACCACGGAATGCTTTACAAGATAAATGAAATAGAGGACCGTGTTGAGGATCTTGAAGTATTTAAAAATGAGGTGTCTGTATATGTAAAGCAGTTTAAGGTGGTAATGCTTATTATATTAGGATCATTAGGTACTATACTAGTAAAAATATTTTCAAAATAATGAATCTATCTAAAAACCTATCTCTAGCAGAAATGATTAGTAGTGAATCCGCTAAAAGGAACGGTATAAAAAACGAGCCTACAGCAGAACACTTAGAGAACATGAAAAAGCTAGCTGTAAACGTTTTTCAGCCTATTAGAGATCACTTTAACGTTCCGATACATATAAGTTCCGGATATAGAAGTTTAGCTCTAAATAAGGCCATAAAAGGATCTTTATCAAGTCAGCACCTTTTGGGTCAAGCAATCGATTTAGATATGGACGGGACAGACATTACAAATTCTAAAATATTCAATTACATAAAAGACAATCTAGTTTTTGATCAGTTGATATGGGAGTTTGGAACAGATAAGAATCCTGATTGGGTTCATGTATCTTATGAGTCAAAAGGAAAGCAAAGAAAACAAGTTCTTAAAGCAACGAAGAAAAATGGCAAGACTGCTTATACTATTTATTAGTGTACTACTACTTCATTCTTGTGCATCTAGAAAGGTAGATGTATCTAAAACGACTATAGAGACTAAGGTTGATAGCGTATCTGAAGTAAAGGTAGACGGAACATACGTTAAAGATAATAACGTAGTTGTAATAGAGTCTACAGATGAGGTTGAGTACACAGCAAAGGATACGTCAAAGCCTATGGAAATTGACGGAAAGGTTTTTAAGAACGTAGTTATAAATAGCAAGAAATCAAAAAAAGAAACCATAGATAAAACAAAAGAAATTTCAAAGGTATCTTCTGTAAAAAAGTTAAATGTAAAAAGAGAAGGTATTAAAAAAACTTTCGAAAAAAAGGTAGACAAAAAAGTAAACAATTTTGTTTATTTATGGTTATTACTCATACCTGTCGGAATGTATGTTTATAGACAGATCAAAAACAAAATATTCTTATAATGGCTAAGCAGACAGAATCAAACAATAAGGAGTCTAAGAAGATTAATAGACCTGGAGTTCACTCTAAAAATTCATGTTCTAAATTAAAATCTAGCAAAAAATATAAAAAAAGATATGTTGGTCAAGGAAGATAATAAAGACATATTTTATGTTTATTTACATAGAAAAAAAAGTGACGATAAAATATTCTACGTTGGTAAGGGTAAGGGAAATAGATATAGATCTAAGTCAGGAAGGAATTTACATTGGAAAAATACAGTAAAAAAATATGGGTATTACTCAAATATTATACAGGATAGTTTATCAGAAATAGATTCTTTAGAGTTAGAAGAATTTTTAATAAATTTAATAGGTCTTGAAAATCTTTGTAATAAGAATTATTTTAATGGAGGGAAAAGTGGATTTAAACATACTTTAGAATCTAAAGAAAAAATGAGCAAAGCTAAAAAAGGTCATATTCCTTGGAATAAAGGGATTAAATGTAATGATTCATCGCTAAGGATGCAGGGAGAAAACAATCCTATGTATGGTAAAAAAGTAACTCATGCTAAAGAAGTTTTAGATAAATTAAGAAGAGCTAACGGAACGTTAGTTTGTGATTTATACACAGGTATATTTTATGATTCTATTACAGAAATGTCAAATACATTGTGTATTGGAAGAAAAACAAACGAATTAAAAAAAAGATGTTTTATTTAGTAAAATCAAAAACATCTTAAGACAAAGTAATATGACAAAAATAAGTACATATACATTAGACGAAAAGATAACTGCACTTGATAAGTGGATTGGATCTGATGTTAATCAACAGAACAGAACCAAGAACTTTACACCTAAGAAGTTAGCCGAGTACTTTAACGAAAATCAAGTTATTAATATTGGAGTTCCACTTCAGTATAAGTACTATACACTAGATCCTTTAGAAACTAGACCTAACGGAACCTTGACATTTATACCAGAGAGAGGAGCTACGGTCAATTTTTCTTCTATAAGTACATTTATTCTTAGTAAGTACACAATGAAGCAGAACATAGTTTCTGACTTCCTTGATTTCTTAAATAAATGTGAGGTTCTTATATTTAAATCTAGCGATATTAATTCATTTGGATTTTATAAGATATCTGATATTGTAATATACGACGATGAACCTAACTTCTTTACTGTTACTGTAGATTATAGAACAGGGCATGGTTTTATGGAGGAGGACGAGGACTACATGATATCTCTTGTTAGTTTAGATTCTGCTGTAGATAAAACATTTGTATTTACACAAGACACTCCTGCTAATCCATGGATAATCAATCACAATCTTGATAAATTTCCATCAGTAACAATGGTGCTATCTACTGGACAAGTAGGTATAGCTGATGTTAATTATATAGACGCAAACAACTTAACAATAACTTTTTCTGGAGATGAATCTGGGAAAGCATATATGAACTAACTATGGCAATACAGTTTTTAAACAATCTAAACCTCAACGACAACCAACTGCTAAATGCAAAGGTTCAAGTTGCGTCTACGGCGCCAACAGCTGCTAAGGGACAAATATACTTAGACAGTACAACGAATGTAAACACATTCAAATATCATGATGGATCACAATGGATAGGTTTAAAGCAATTAAACTTAAACAACAGTACATTTATTAACCTATCTAATTTAAGCGCTACAGGAAGTAATGTCATTAGTTTAGAGGCAAGTTTAAATGCCACTGGGACTCCAGACAATACAAAATTCTTAAGAGGAGATAATACTTGGGCTGCTCCATTACAGTACGCTGGATGGACGTTATCTGGTAATACAGGAACTCCACAATCAATAGATTCTGGAGATATAGTTAGTATATTAGGAGGCACTGCAATATCTACAGTTGCAAGCGCAACAGATACTATTACTATTAACCACGCATCTGTTACAAGAGCGGATACATCTTCATCAGCATCTCCTGCTTTTGGAGGTACATTTACTGCAGTAGATAGTGTTACTAGTAATGCACAAGGGCATATAACTGCTTTAAACTTAAAGACAGTTACATTACCACCAAATCCAGACACAAATACAACATATACATTACCGGTTGCTGCTGGAGCTGCTAATACAGCTGTAATCAACTTAACCGCTGGAGGTAGTGGTTCTGGTGTTGCGTCTTCTGTTACATTTAGTGGAACAACAAATGAGATTGAGGTAACTGAAACAACAGGTAATAACGGAACAATTGTTATTGGATTACCAAACGATGTTACTGTTACAGGAGCTTTAACTGTTTCTGGAACAGGACAATCAAGCTTTGGAGGACAAGTAACAATTCCAACAACTCCAGTTGCCTTAACTGACGCAGCTTCAAAAAGCTATGTTGATCAATCAAACGTTGGTCAATCAGTATTCCAAGGAGGATATAATGCTGCTACAAACGTTCCTGATTTAGATGTGGCTCCGTCTGCATTAATTAAAAAAGGATGGTTTTGGGCAGTAACAAATACAGGTACATTCTTTGCTGAAACAGTACAGCCTGGAGATTTAATTTATGCTAACCAAGATAATCCAGGTGCTACATTTGCAAACTGGACAGTAGTTCAATCAGGACAAGATATTGCTGGAGAAGGAGCGACTGATGGAGCAACTACAAAAGGTATTGCTGGATTCAACTCTGCTCACTTTAACGTAACTGCTAATGGTTGGGTTTCTGCTGATATATATGCAGGAGGATCTAATTTAGGTATTGTACCTTCAGGGGGTGCTAATACAACATTCTTAAGAGGTGATGGGACTTGGGTTAATCCAACTTATACATTACCGGTAGCAACATCAACAACATTAGGAGGAGTTGAGTTGTTTTCTGATACTGTACAAACAGTAGCGGGGAATGCGGTTTCAACTACGGCTTCTAGAACTTATGGAGTTCAGTTGAATGCTTCTAATCAAATGGTTGTTAACGTTCCTTGGACAGATACAACTCCAGTAACGTCAGTTTCTGCATCGGCAGTAAATAATAGATTAGGTTTAGGTATAACGCCAACAACAGGAGCTGTAGTAGCTGGATTGAGTATTGATACCTTAGCAGATATTAATGCTGGCTCAGACGTAGCGGATTCATTACCTATTTATGATGTAAGCGTTACAACAAATAAAAGAATAACAATTGCTAATTTAGCTACTAAAGTTAATGCTGCAACATCATTCTCAAATACAGGCCCTGCTGCTGCCGGAACATCTTACACAATTTCTGCTGCTACTCACTGGCTTGGATCAGATTCATCATTGATAATGGTTCAATTAGTTTTAGTTGCAACTGGCGAAACTGTTTATGCTGACGTTACAAGAGGTGCTGCTGGATTGATTACAATTACATTTGCACAAACGCAAGCAATAAATACAGTAAGAGCATTGTTACAAAAAATTGGATAATAAAATATAATATATGAAATTTAAAAGCGATATAGAGGTCCAAGCGGGTCTGAAGGATTCTTCAGGCTCCAATGGTACTTCAGGCCAAGTACTATCTTCAAATGGAGCAACAGTTAGCTGGATTAATTCGGACATAGGAGTTGCTAGTGATGTTCAGAACCAAGTTAAGGCAGGTGTCGCTATAAATAAAGGGCAGGCTGTTTATGTAACTAGCGCTGACGGAACTAATATAATTGTGGGGTTGGCATCAAATACTACTGAGGCTACATCTTCAAAAACTTTAGGATTACTTAATGCTACAGTTGCTATTAATGGTTTTGCCGATGTTGTACAAATAGGTAGATTAGCCGGGTTGGATACATCAACTGCAATAGTTGGGGATCCTGTATGGTTAGGCACTAATGGTAATCTTATTTACGGCTTAGCAAATAAACCTTATGCTCCTGCTCACTTAGTTTTTATCGGAGTTGTCACTAGAGTAAATTCTAACAACGGAGAGATATTCATAAACGTACAAAACGGTTTTGAATTAAACGAGATTCACGATGTAGACATTAAAACCGATGTGCCTATCAATGGAGATGTGCTTGGTTACAACGGAACATTATGGGTAAATAAAACAATTGCTGAGTGGTTAGGTTTCACACCGGTATCAGGAACAGGAGCGTCAAGTCAAGTTGCTTTTTGGAATGGTACAAGTTCAATAACTGGAAGCAGTAACTTTACATTTGCTAGTGACAGATTAATTATTAATAGAACTTCAGATAGTAGGATATTTTTACAAGAAGGCGGAGTTAATATAGCTCAATTACAGGCTAATTCTGGAAATGTTAATCTTTCTAATAATTCAACTGGTACTTTAAGTTTATCTACAAATGGTGCTGCAAGACTTACAACATTTGCAAATGGAAACGTATTAATACAAAGCGGAGGTACATTTACAGATGCTGGTTTTAGATTAGATGTTAACGGAACTGCAAGAGTGCAAGGTGCTTTAACTACTACTGCTGATGCTACTATTAATAGTGTTAATATTGGTAGAGGTGGTGGAGCAATTGCTTCTAACACAAGGGTAGGGTCAAGTGCTTTAAATGCTAATACTACTGGCGGTAATAATACTTCTGTTGGAACATCTTCTTTGCAATCTAACACAAGTGGAAATAATAATTCAGCTTTTGGGCATCAATCATTAATATCAAATACAACAGGTTCAGATAACGTTTCTGTTGGTCAAAATTCTTTAAATTCAAACACTACTGGAAGTCAAAATGTTGGTGTTGGTCGCCAGGCTTTATTCTCTAACACTACTGGCATATATAATGTTGCTATTGGTCATCAAGCAGGTAGGCATATTTCAGGTATTTTAGAAAATACAATTACAAACAACTCTATATATATAGGTTATTTTTCAAAAGCATTAGCAAACAACCAAACTAATCAAATAGTAATAGGACACGATGCAACAGGCTTAGGTTCAAACACAACTGTATTAGGTAATAGCTCAACAACAACTACTGCTATTTATGGAGATTTATTATTAGGTGGTACAACAGATAATGGAGTAGATAA